ACAATTAATTATTAATTTATTTATTGGGTTTTTTGAAATAAAGTTGTAGACACAGGAAATATAAAAAACAAGACAATTAATTATTAATTTATTTATTGGGTTTTTTGAGATAAAGTTGTAGACACAGGAAATATAAAAAACAAGGCAATTTATTTTATATGTTTTTTTGTTTTATTTCTCCTCCCAAATTTACAATATTGTTTTTGAGAAAATCCTTTTGGACGATTACAGTTAATACTTTTTTTATATTTTAAACTCCATTTGCCTATCTTTTTTTTATTTTTTGTCATTATGGTATAATGACAGAAAATAACATTTTTATACGTTTTATCATTTCAAACGAAAGATTATATATTTATGTTTATTCTAATTTTATTCTTTTTCCTAAAAATAAAAATAAAAATAGTTATTTTAAGATAAAGTTGTAGACACAGAGAATTAACAAATGAGTTAAAACCAACTATGCGGAGTTACGGATGATATTTCAGGATAAATCTTTGCTGATAAGGATTTTGGTTTTTTTACAGTATTAACCTGTTTAACATTAGTATTTATGTCAATACTATCAAGTATTGAAATATTTTTAAGGGTTTCTATATTATTAAGTTTTTCAATTTTTTGAGGGGTTTTTACAAATGGGTTATTAAACTTTATAACAAACGGTTTTTTTATGGGCGGTGTGTCCATTAATTGAATCTATCCCATTCTTTATATTATTTCATCCTTTATTTGAAAAAACATCACACAAAACTTGTTGTTTAAAATAAGTAGTAATAACATTTCGTTCTTTAGGTTGGGGTTTAACCCGTTTTGGTTTATTACCGATTATTATATTACACTGAATGTATTGTTTGTTTAGTTGTTGACACGCCATAACACGTTTGTTTCCGTCAATTACTTTATATATATTATTATTAATTTTACTAATAATAATAGGAGTATCTAAACCGTTGTGTAAAATATCTTCTGATAATTCCCGAATTTCTTGTTGAAACTTTATATTTGGAAGTTGTTTCCAAAAATCTACGTCTAATATAAAAACATCGTTAATATTAATAATAGTCATTTAAGAGTGTTTATCCTTAATTTATCTTTATATTTTTATATTGTTTCCAAGATATTTTTATTGGTTCACAAACGTTGGTTTGTTTATCATTCTCGTATAACTTATCTAATTTATCCGATTTTTTTAAGGCGCTATCAATATATAGTTCTTTCAATAAAGTTCCAACCAAAAACGACCCTTCGTGTTGGTCTAATTCATCATTTTCTATTTTTTCCAAGATATCTAAAAACTTGAATAAAATATCTATATTTATTTCGTCCTTTTTTATTTTGTTATAAATATCCGTATAACAACTATACAAAAAAAAACATTCATCAAGACATTCTTCGTGTATATTTATGTCGCCAGTATTGTATTTTTTTTTAATAATTAACATATTATTTATTTCAGTTCTTAATTTAACACTATGTTTTAATTCGCGTATTAATTCGGTTTGGTCTTCAACATTGTTTGTTTTGATTAGTTGTTGTAATTGAATTCTTTGGGTATCGTCCATTATAAATAAGTAATACAAAATTATATTTAATATATAATAAAATAAATATATATATTAAATGGCAAGTAATAACCTTCCACCCGGTTTATTGTTACCATCTGTAAAAGGTCTTGATGGACCAAATCCAAGAGATGCCGCATTCATGAACGAGATGAATAATAATTCTAAATTAACTAAATTAACTAATATAGGAGGAGGACGCAAACATAAAAAGTATCATAGAGGTGGTTTTATTAATCCCCAAATGCTATCAACGTATCCGGAGATTGGTGCCACAGGACAAAACACCACTGATATTAATAATAAACTCGCAGTTATATCTACTCAAAACACCAGCAACTCTAATTATGATTTAAAGGTCGGACAGGTTGCTGGAAATACCAAAAGACGAAATACTAAAAAACGCAAAAATAAAACACGAAAACACAAAACACGAAAAAATAGGAAATCTAGAAGACACCGCAAATAATTTTTTTAAAATAGAATATATAAGTATGCCTACAGGAAAAAATTGGTTGAATTTTACATATGTAAATATAGGGTTTGTTGTCTACATAATTGCGATGTATTATTTTATATCACTTAAACAAATTAAGGATAATTGGCCCGAGTATAGATGTAATCCGATGTATATGCCTTTATCAGATGATATTCAAAAGGATTTCGTTTATTGTATTCAAACGATGCAGACTAATTATATGGGACACCTGTTACAACCGTTGACATTTTCGACGGCGTCCTTAACTGATATGGCAGGAAACTTTTCACAAGAAATAAATAATATTAGAAATATGTTTAACCAAACCCGAAATTTTATTACTTCCACGATTCAAAATATTTTCGGGGTTTTTTTAAATATAATAATCGAATTCCAAAAAATTATCATTGGTATTAAGGATTTAGTTTCCAAAATTGTCGGAATTATGATAACATTACTTTATATTTTAGACGGAAGCACGAAAACAACGCAAAGTATGTGGAACGGACCTCCGGGACAAATGGTTAGGTCTTTGGGTAAATGTTTTCATCCGCATACAAAAATCAAATTAAAAAATGGATTTATTTGTTGTATTCAAGATATTCATTTAGGAGACATTTTAGAAAATGGTAGTAGAGTAACCGCCATTATGAAAATTGATAATAATCTTAACCGAGATTTTGAAGCATTATATAAATTACCAAAACGCGGTGTTGACAACGAAGATATTCTTATTACAGGGTCTCACTTAATTTTTGATAAAACCGCGAATAAATATATCGAAATCAAAAACTATAAAGATGCCGAAATTACCCACCGAAAAGTTGCTTGGTTAAGTTGTTTAATTACTGATGACCATAAAATACAAATTGGTAAAGAGGAATTCTGGGATTGGGAAGATTATATCATTAAATTACAACATTATTCATAATATGTGGTGTATTACTGAATAATATCCAAACACTATATATATGGATAATTTAAATCTTCAAGAAAATAAAATAAAAAAAATAAACAAAATATATGAGAATTTAACATATTTCGACCAATACGGGTCATCAGTCATAATTTTTATTATTTTAACAATTATACTTTTTATGATATATTCATACACCGTTGTTATGTTACAAATCCAACCCATTAAAGATGACTGGCAGAACCAACGATGTAACCCCAAAGTAATTCCCTTTGTATCTTTAATAAATAAACCAAACAATAAAACTGCCAACGAATATACTCAAGAAAACTTCATTTACTGTACACAAACGATTTTAACCAAAATGTCAAGTTTCGCATTACAACCCTTAACATTTTTAACTGCTAAGTTGAATTTGTTATTTGGAAATTTATCGCAAGACGTTCAAGCAGGAAGAAACATGTTTGATAATATTCGAAACAACGTTAATAATATTGTTCAAGAAATAATGGGGAGAATATTGAATTTCGTGGTTCCATTACAACAACTTATTATTGGAATGAAGGATGTTATCGCAAAAACCCAAGCAATTTTAATTACGGGGTTATTTACTTCTTTGGGAACTTATTTTACATTAAAAGCGTTATTAGGGTCTATCGTCCAGTTTATTATAAATATTTTAATTGCGTTAGTCGTTACTATTTTAGTTATGTGGATATTTCCGTTTACATGGGGTGTTGCGGCATCGATGACTGCCATATTTATTGCGATTTCCATACCTTTGGCAATTATCGTAATTTTTATGTCATCCGTTTTACATATTCACAGTAATTCTATTCCAAAAGTTCCATCAAAACCAAGACTCTGTTTTGACGAAAACACTCTTTTACGAATGAAAGACGGAACTACTAAACTAATTTCTGAAATTAATGTGGGGGATAAACTAGAATACGATATTGAAGTTACCACGAAAATAAAGGTGTTAAATAATTCTACAATGATGTATAATTTATATGGAGTGTCTGTATCTGATAGTCACGTCGTATACTATAACGGTTCATGGATACAAGTAATGAATCACCCGGATGCCATATTAATCGAGGATTACGACAAACCATATTTATATTGTTTAAATACTTCAATTAAAAAAATATTCATTAACGGTGTAATTTTTTCAGATTGGGATGACTTATACGAGTTAGATACACACAATACAATAAATGAGTTTATCAAAATGGAAATCATCAAAGATATCAATTACAAAATTAAAGATATTGACATTCATAAATATTTGGATTACGGATTTAGCGGTGAAACTAAACTTAAATTATTTAACGGAGATATAAAAAAAATAAAAGATATTAAGATAGGTGATATATTGGAAAAAGGCGAAAATGTATATGGATTAGTTGAAATTAATGGTTCAAATACACATAATCACGTTGAATATAATTTAGGAAATAATCTTAATGGTCCAATTATAGGAAGTTATAATATTATGTTTAGTATTGATGATTCTGGTATTTGTCATACTTCTAATTTAGATAAAACATATAAAAAAATGCTACTAACGAATGAAACAAAATTATACCATTTATTAACTTATTCCGGTATATTTCATATAAATAACATAACAATTTATGATTATAATGCTCCGTTAGATTTAATTTTAGAAAATTGTAATAAAATTTATTATCTATGATTTATGTATAATATGGTAATTACATTATTTGGAGTAAATTTTAACATTGAACTTATTATTTTAGGTGCGATTATTTATTTAATTATTGTTACTCATACCTTATGCGGGTGTTCTCGCGTTGGATTATTAGAAGGGTTATCAATGTTAAATAATGGTGTAAAAGAAATAAAACAAAAAATCAATAAAAAGGAGGGATTCAGTTCTAATGTTTTTAGTGATGAACCATCCTCATACAAATTAGGAGATTACGGTCAAGTTAACACAACCAGTTGGTTCCAACCAGATTTAGCAGTTTATCAAGGTAAACCCTTGTCGGCAGGAGTTACAGATATTTTAAATAGAGAAAAGCAAGATGTTCCACTTGGTAAAAGTGAATTACTTATGTTTGACAATACCCCTTTTAAACCAGAATGTTGTCCCTCAACATATTCAAACTCAGACGGGTGTGCGTGTATTACCACTAACCAATACAATTATTTAATTGAAAGAGGCGGAAATAATATTCCATATAGTGAATATTAATAAAATCGTGGAGAATATTCGCATCTGATACAATAACATACTTGTGCGCTAGTATCAGGGTCAATGTCAATTTCCTCTGTTGTAAAAATATGTTCGCATAACAATGCTAATTTTATATTTATTTTTTCTGTTTGTTTCTTTAAATATTCGATTTGTTCTTCTGTATTTTCATAGTCGTCTTTAAAATCAATATAAATATCTCCAATCTCACTTAAATCCGTGTTTATTGCGAGTTCCGAAACCTCGCATTTTATATTAATTAAACTCTGTAAAAAAGAAATATTATTTACGATTCCGTCCTTTATTTTCAAAAGTATTTCAACAACATCCGACATTATAATTTTACTTATCCATTATTTTTATATTATTTGTAATATAAAAGTAATATGTATATTGTCTAGACATACAAATATTTAAAACTTTGGTTCTCGTCTTTTGATTTAATTAATTTGTCAACAATCGTTTTTGTAACCGTAAAGGGAAACTCAACTTTTAACGTCATATCTTGTTCGAATAAATTAGTGCCGGGTTTCATTAAACGGTATAAATTTAATTTCGTATAAATTATTTCTAAACACCTTTTTAAATTTCTAACTCCATCTTCATTATTACAGTTATTTTCTATAATGTGGTTGATTGCTTCATCTGTAATTATTATTTCATCCATTTTAAAATTAATTTGTTCTCTTATTTTGGGCAATAAATAATTGTTTGAAATAATCATTTTTTGTTTTTTATCGTAACCACTTGTTTTAATCTTATACATTCGGTCTCTCAATATAGGATTTACCTTTGTTTCATCGTTATAACTAAATATGAATAAACATTTACTCAAATCGAAATCGACTTCAGAAAAGTATTTATCATGGAATTGATTATTTTGCGATGTATCTGTAAGATGTGTTAGTATTCCGGCAATTTCCTCTCCTTTTGGGGTATCGCTAATTTTATCTAATTCATCAAAATAAATCACTGGGTTCATACATTTACTATCAATTATTATTTGAATTATTTTGCCCCAAGTGCTTCCTTCGTATGTATATGAATGTCCTTCTAAAAAACTGCTATCGGTTGCCCCTCCAAGTGCTATAAACGCAAATGGACGATTTAATATTTTACTGATTCCATCTTTTATTAAACTAGTTTTACCCGTTCCAGGAGGTCCATGTATGGCAATTGCCGAACCAATAGATTTTGGATTTGTAAGGAGTTGTCCGAGCATTTGCATAATCTGCATCTTGGCTTCATTTAATCCATAAACTGCCTCATTAATAGTTTTTTGGGCATTTTCCATAAAATCGTGGCATTTGTCAACCCCGTCTTCAATAGATATAGGTAGTGAATTATATTTCGAAAAAGGAATTCTCATAAACGTATCAACCCAATTTTTCAATTTGTAATATTCGCCATTTCCAGGGTCAATATAACGTAATGAGTTTATTTTTTTCATAGCAATGCTTTTAAACAATACTGGCATATCCGTATCTAAAAGAGATATTCTATATGGTTTTTCAACTCGGATAATTTTATTTATTTCTCTTAATTCTTTAATGATTTTTTTCTGTTGTTCGGTATTTAATTCTTTAAAAAATGTAAAATCGTTTAACGTATTTTTATCTTTAATAATTTTCTGAAATATTCGTTCGTTTCGTTCTTTATATTTCAACGCCATCTTATTTAGTTTTATTTGTTTATCCTTTATTTTATTCTCGCATGTTTCAATACATTCTTTAATTGTTTTATTATTTGGGTTTTTTTCGTATATATCTTTTAACTGAACTAATAATTCTTCGTCATTGTCTTCTGGTGAATTATCTGTAGTATCGGTTTTGTCTTTGGATGGTTCAAGTTCTATTGGTTCATCTTCATCTTCGGTTGAGTTGCTGTCTTCGTCCTCTTCCCAGTCGCTATACTCTGATTCTTCTTCTGAATTTTCATCATATTTTTGTTTGCTTCCAATTGTAAAAATAATATTAACTTTTTCGTTTTTACGTTTTTTAGTATCAATATCAGTATCAGTGTCGATTGATTCTTCAGAAGATTCGGACTCATCAGATGTTATGAGTTTAGTTTTAGCATTTTTAGGAGAATGTGGTTCATCACATTTATTTTTAGTGTGGATAGATTCTTTTAGTTTACGTTTTAACTCTTTACCGGATTTAACCTTATTGGTCATATACTTCGAAGGAAATAATTTAGATAATAAATTACGATATTCAATAATATTTAATTTATTATCTTCGCTTTCAGATGACGAAACGATTGATTCATCATTACTGTCGCTACTAGATTCACTGTCACTATCAATTATTTTTTTTTTGTTATGTGTTAATTTTCCCTTTTTGTTTAAAATTCTGCTTTGTTCGCGTGACATTGTATATATAGAACTAATTTAAATATTTAAATCATATTTAAAGATATATACTATTATACACCAAAAATATAAAATTACCATTTAAAAATAAAATTGATTAAGAAACAATCTAAATATTATTAATATATTATAAGAGATGTCAAGAAATTCAAACTCAAATATGCGAAACAATTGCTCAAAAATTATTGCTATCCAATTTAGTATTTTATCTCCAGATGAAATAAGAAAGGGGTCTGTAGCTGAAATAACATCACGAGACACATATATTAATAACAAACCGGTAATTGGTGGTTTATTTGACCCTCGTATGGGGGTTTTAGAACCTGGTTTAATTTGTCCTACGGATGGATTAGATTATATGAAAACTCCCGGTTATTTTGGTTCTATTGAATTAGCAAGACCTGTGTTTTACATTCAATATTTAAGTACCATTTTAAAAGTGTTACGTTGTGTATGCTTTAAGTGTAGCAAATTGAAAATAGACAAAAACAAGTATAAACAGGCGTTAAAACTTTCGGGTGATGCGCGCTGGAAATATGTGTTTTCGCTTGCTAGTGTAATTAAACGGTGTGGAGAAGATATTGAAGACGGTTGTGGATGTCTACAACCAAACAAAATAAAAAAAGAAGGACTTGCCACTATATTTGCTGAATGGAAAACTGCCGAAGTGAAAAATTCGGATAAGGTTGAACCAACTCCAGGATTAGAACCTATTAAATTATCTCCAGAATTAGTTTTGAAGATATTTAAAAGAATTTCCGATGAAGACGTTACCTTTATGGGTTTTAGTCCTATTTGGTCTCGTCCTGATTGGATGATATGCCAAGTAATGGCAGTTTCTCCTCCATCAGTTCGACCATCAGTAAAGCATGACGCACAGCAAAGAAGTGAAGATGATTTAAGTCAAATATTGGTAAATATTATTAAAACAAATAAAACCCTTCAAGAAAAAATAAAAAATAACGCACCAGCAAATATAATCGATGATTGGACGAGTGTTCTTCAATATTATGTTGCGACACAGGTCGATAATAAAATTCCCGGAGTTGCTTCTGTAGCTCAAAGGTCAGGAAGACCTTTAAAGTCAATCAAAGATAGACTTAACGGAAAAGGCGGAAGAATGAGAGGAAACTTAATGGCAAAACGTGTTGATTTTAGTGCCCGTTCAGTAATTACTGCGGACCCAAATATTTCAATCCGTGAATTAGGTATTCCGATGAAAATCGCAAAAAATATTACAAAACCTGAAGTAGTAAACAGATTAAATAAAGCATTCTTAACTAAATTAGTTTTAAATGGTCCCGATATTTATCCAGGTGCGAAAATTTTAGAAAAGAAAAACGGCGAGTCTATCACCTTAAGATACGTTGACAAAAAATCAATTATCCTTGAACACGGAGATATAGTTCATAGACATATGATGGATGGTGACGCGGTTTTATTTAACCGTCAACCTACATTACACAGAATGTCGATGATGTGTCATATAGCAAAAATCATGACCAAAGGAGATACTTTCCGAATGAATGTTGCCGATACCAAACCATATAATGCGGATTTTGATGGTGATGAGATGAATTTACATATGCCTCAAGATGTTGAATCTGAATCTGAATTGAAAAATTTAGCAGCAGTTCCGTATCAAATAGTCAGTCCAGCAAATAACTCATCTATTATTGGAATTTACCAAGATTCTATGCTTGGGTGTTATCAATTTACACGAGAAAATATTAATTTTAGTCCAAGGTCGGCAATGAATTTATTAATGATGTTCAACAGAATTAATGAATTTGATTTATTAAATAAAGGTGAGATAATCAGTAATTTTGATATATTGTCTCAAATAATGCCTCCATTATCATTAAAATATAAAACCAAAACGTTTAACGACGACAAAGATAATTTCCAAACTTCTAATTCCGTGATTGAAATTAAAAAAGGGAAATATGTTCGTGGTCAAATGGATAAAAGCGTATTGGGTGGTGCTTCAAAAGGACTCTTACAGAGAATTTGTAATGATTTCGGAAATATGAAATCATCTAACTTTATCGACGATTTACAAAATATAATTACCGAATATATGGTATCCGCATCTTTTAGTGTAGGTATCAGCGATTTAATTTCGAACGAAAAAACGAAACAATCCATTATTCAGACAATTACGAGTAAAAAAATCGATGTTAAAAATCTAATCGACCAAACCCAATTTGGAACTTTTGAAAATAATACAGGTAAAACAAACGAGGAAGAGTTTGAAACCAGAGTCAATAATATATTAAATCAAGCAACTTCAGAATCCGGTAAAACTGGTTTAAAAAGTCTTGACAAAAACAACCGTTTTGTAACTATGGTTAACGCCGGTTCAAAAGGAAGTGATTTGAATATATCTTTTATGATTTCGTGTTTAGGACAACAAAACGTAGATGGTAAACGAATACCATATGGATTTGAAAATAGAACACTTCCTCATTTTAATAAATTCGATGATTCGCCTGGAGCAAGAGGATTTGTAGAAAGTTCATACATTAATGGATTATCTCCGCAAGAACTATTCTTCCACGCAATGGGTGGTCGTGTTGGTTTAATCGATACTGCTGTAAAAACATCCACTACGGGTTATATTCAGCGTAAATTGATCAAAGGGTTAGAAGATTTAATGGTAAATTATGATATGACTATTCGAACCAATAAAGGGAAAATAGTCCAATTTAATTATGGAGAGGATGGAATAGATACAATCAAGGTAGAAAATCAAAACTTGCCTTTGGTTACAATGAGTGTTAATGATATTTACGCGCATTATAATATTCCCGACGAATCCGGAAAATCTAAATTATTAAACCAAATATTCTTAAAAAATGTAATGAAAAGGTATAATGCCCAAATATCGGATTTTAATAAAATGTGTAAAAAATATACGGAATTCATGATTTTAAAACGTAATGATATTATAGAATATGTCTTTAAAAGAAAAGGAGATAATATTGTTAATGTTCCAGTTGCGTTTTCGTATATCATAAATAATATTCAAGGACAATGTAATATTAACAGTAATTCTCTTGTTGACATTACTCCATATGAAGCGTTTCAAATGATTGAGGAAAATTACAAAATTATGGAACAAAACTATTATATAGCACCAACCGAATTATTTAAAACGTTATATTATTATTATTTATCACCTAAAGAATTATTAATTGTCAAGAGATTTAATAAAAGCACATTAACCTTATTACTAGAAACCATATTATTAACCTATAAACGCGCGATTGTTTCGCCTGGTGAAATGGTTGGTATGATTGCGGGACAAAGTATTGGAGAGGTTTCAACTCAAATGTCTTGTTTATATAGCGAAAAGGTTAAACTCATATCAAAACATAAAATAACCGGACAAATCAAGATGACTTCTGTTGAGGTTGGCGATTTTATAGATGATTTAATGGAACAATATCCAAATTATACATTTAATACCGGTCATAACGAAAACAGTTTTGAAACCTTATTATCCAAATTAAATTATGAATATTATATAATCGGTGTTTCTGAAAATGAACAAACCAATTGGAATAAATTGTCTCATGTAAGCAGACATCCGGTTAATGGTGAAATGATGAAAGTAACCACCAAAAGTGGAAGAATAGTTCACACGACTACAAGTCATTCACATTTAATTCGCGAGAATAATAAAGTTGCCCCCATAACCGGTTCAAAAATGAAAATAGGAATGAGAATTCCAGTTTGTAAACATATCGAGGATAAGTTTATCGAAAATGATGTTTATATCGAAGACACACCGTGTGAATTAGACATATTATTTGGATGGTTTATCGGTGTTTATTTATCAAGTGGTAGTATCAGTTATAATAAAATTAAAATAACAAATATGACAAAAGAATATATTGAACAGATTAAAGAATTTGCTAAGAGATTTGGTAAAACATGTCTCGAATGTATCATAGACGAAGAATTTATAAATACAGAGACTATTGTATTCAACTCGCGAGAATTAGCAAATTTATTATTAAATACCTGTGGAAGTGGATATTTAGAAAAACGAGTTCCTGATTTTGCGTTTACCGCATGTAATGAGTTTAAGTATGGATTAATCCAATCTTATGTCGACATAAACGGAATGTATGTTTCTTCAATAGATTCGCTTGATATTCTTTATACCAATGAACAAATCACAAAAGACTTTGCGTTATTGTTTAATTATTTCGATATCTTTGGAAGCATTCAACAGAACGTTGTTAAGAACACCGGACAGTATAATTATAGTTTAATTATCCATTCAAAATATTCAGAACAGTATATGGAAAATATCGACAACGATGTAGGAGAGAAAATTATTGAAAGACGTAATAGGAACCCCAACCGTTTAAAAGACCCTGTTGACAAAATCAACGGTTTAAATGAAATACTGGCGAGTTGTTGTAAAAAACTTAAAATTAAAGAACCTATTCTTACTGATGACAGCATTGTTCGCGAAGACCTTGACAAATATTACACATGTTTTAAGGAACACAAAAACACCGGTTTAATAACACCAGACCTACAAGTATTAAAACAAGCATTAAACTCTGGTGTTGTTTGGGATGAAATAATAAATATTGAATATTATACACCAGACCAGACAACGTTTGTGTATGATTTCACCGTTCCAGCAAACCAAACATTTATGACTGATTACGGAGTAATAATTCACAATACTTTGAATACCTTTCATTTTGCTGGTGTAGCATCCAAGTCAAATGTAACCCGTGGTGTTCCCAGAATTGAAGAAATATTGTCTTTATCTTCAGAACCTAAAAACCCATCATTAACCGTTTATTTAAATCCAGAAGATGAAACAGACCAAGACAAAGCAAATTCTATAATGTATATGTTAGAACATACCAAATTAGAATCGGTTGTTAGATCTACAGAAATATGTTTTGACCCGGACGATTTAAATACCCTTATTGACGAGGATAGAGAAATAATCCAACAATTTAAAGAATTCGAACAAATGGTTGGAGAATGTTCCGATGTTGATTTATCTTCATCCACAACTGAAAAATCAAAATGGATATTAAGAATGGAAATGGACCCTGAGATTATGTTGGATAAAAATATAACTATGGATGACATAAATTTCACATTAAATAATTGTTATAAAGATGAAATCAGTTGTATTTATTCCGACTATAATTCGGATAAACTAATCTTTAGAATTAGAATGAATTCTCTTATACCAACCGATAAGGAAAAAAAGAAACTTAAAGTTCATTCATTAGACCAATCAGACCAAATTTATATACTAAAGAATTTCCAAGATAAATTATTACAAAATATTATCTTGCGAGGTGTTAAAGGAATAAATAAAGTAATTGTTCGAAAAATAAAGGATAATGTTGTAGAACAAAATGGAACTTACCAAAAACAAGACATTTGGGTTCTGGATACAGTAGGAACAAACCTATTAGATGTATTGGCATTAAATTATATCGATAATACTAGAACGTTTAGTAATGATATTGTTGAAGTATATAATGTATTAGGCATCGAAGCATCAAGACAAACCATTTATAATGAAATGGTTGAAGTCATTGAATTTGACGGAACATATATTAATTACCACAATTTTAGTGTATTATGTGATAGAATGACATTTACAAGTAAGATGATATCTATTTGTAGACACGGAATTAATAATGATAATATCGGACCAATTGCGAAAGCATCATTTGAAGAAACCCCCGAAATGTTTTTAAAAGCTGCGAGACACGCAGAATTAGATACGATGCGTGGAATATCCGCAAATGTAATGTGCGGTCAGGAAGGGTTCTTTGGAACAAGTTGTTTTCAAGTTGTGTTGGATATTGAAGAAATGCAAAAATTAGAAGAGGAAGTTCAATACGAAAATATCGACGAAATAACCGAAATTAATAATATGTTTTATAATGAAAATACAGAAGATGATAAATGTAGCATAAATAAACTTGCCATAATAAATAATGTTAATAGCATAAAGAATAAAAATTTAGGAGCAAGTAATGATTACAATCCTGGATTTTAGATATAAATTTACAAAAAAATATATATTAAATAAAATTTAATACATATTAATAACTATGAATTCATTTTACTATATTATACAAAAAATACTAAACAATAAAAGTAAAAGTGTTATTTATGATTTTACAGAGAATTATCAAACAAATATGGAGATTATTTTTAACGATGAATTAGATAAATATGAAAGGGAAAGACCCTTAGTAAAAGTTTTATTTTCTATTTATATTCATAGATTTAAACCTTCAGCACACGTTAAAAAAATACAATTTATATGGAACCTATTAAATAACGTATTTAATAACCCAAATATAAAGAACGAACTTATACCAAAATTTAATAAAATCCAAAGAGTCTATTTTGCGTTTTCAAAACTAGCATATATTTACAAATTAAAAAAAGCAAAATGTCAAATAACCAAAGATTTATATTTTAATACAATAAATATAAATGACCCGAATGTTATACAAATATACCAAAATAATATGACATACTTGTTTACAGTTAATGACCTAATACATTTATTAACGGTTGCGTTGACAAACTCATCACATTTTTTTGTTAATCCATTAGAATGTAAGAACCCATACAATAACATGCCGTTTTCCAACCAAATACTATATAACATATATTTTTTTATTAAAGATACACAAACTGAAATTCCTCAGTTAATACACCAGTTTTTTATTGAGGAGTTTGATTTAACTTGTTTTTTACATAATAACCAACAATTAATTCAGACTATATCAATAAAAGAATATGTCTCAAATTTATCAACCACTAAATTATACGAATATGGAATACAGATATTTGATAAGTTTAATAAGTTTTTTCATCCAGAAATAATAATTCATAGCGATTTCCCTCAAAAAAAGGTCGCGGATGTTATGAAACCGTTCATCGTATTATATTTTTTATCAAATTATTCATCGAATTATTTTAACAAAACTCACGCAACTAAAGAATTACATTTAAAAATGACATTATTTTATAAATATAACCCATTTTTTGGAAGAAAATACATTAAAATTGTTAATAATGAGTTAAATCAACCTTTTAAAAGAGTATATTTTAACGATTCGTGTTATGCCGAATAAAGTCACAATTCAGGGGGGCAGTTCGTTATTATTCGTTGTTATTTGCCGGTTTTATATTTTTTCTAGTTTTTAGTTTTTTATCAACAAATTCCCGCGCTTTCTGTTTTTTTGTTTGTTTTACGGGTGCTTTACGTAATAACTGTTCATTTAATTTTTGCTGTAACATTAATTCGGCATCAGTTGGTTTAATTTGTTTTATCTTTGTTTTTTTAGTTTTTAATACGGGTTTAACATCTATTATTGGAATTTTACGCGTATAGTTGGTGCTTAAATATTTAGTATACGTTTTTAAATATGTTTCAATTGAAACTTGTTTATTAATTGAAACGTTTAATTCATTAATCATATTTGTGTCTTTTAATTTATCTAAAGAGATAACTATATTTTCGGTTTCATCTTGAATGTATTTATAAAGAGGAATATTTTCGGGTCTTAAACCAGGAGATATTATAAAAATAAATGAGTCTGTTTCATTTCCATAACATACGAATGCCCTCCTATTATAGTTAGTTTCCATTAGATGTTTAGTTGAAATTATAAAAGATGGAATTTTATATTTATCAAGAATAATCCACAAATCTAAATTAGTTATAAAATATTTATCTGACAACAACAACTGATTAAATTGTAATTCACCGGACTTAACCTGATTCCCAAGAGTTTTTTTCCCCTCAAGTATTAAAATATCAAGAATCTTATCTTTATAAGATTGTAAATATTTCGAATATTCCTCAATTAATAATCTTCTAATATCGGCATTTGATAACACTATATTTTTAGTTTTTTCGATTATTTCAGATACGAAAAAAAACGTACAGTTATTGGATTTTAAATATTCCACTTCTAAATAATTACTTGGAAACGTATTTTTCCAAATATATGATTTTATACTACTACTCGTTTTTGTGTTACACGTAGGTTCGATAATATTATTCAGTGTGCTTTCCTCGTTTAAATCAACCAAATTATTATATTCTTGTTTTTGTAGTGGTTCTGCTTGGTCGTATGTATTATATTTCGCATAATTATTTATTACTGCGGGAATAAGTCCTTCGAAATAGTCTTGAGTTAATAAGGACTGAATCATTAGTATTTCGTTTTCATTTAAATTGAAATTTATGTTTTCAAAAGTCAAATATGTTTGGGGTTTAAAGATAAACGAATTTATTCGATTATATCGTATTAATTCATCTGCTAACTTTATATAATAAATATATTCATTATTGTTATTGGTAATTAAATTGATTGTTGGTAATCTAAGCACACACCCATTATTCTCGGAAACAGAACATACTTCTTGTAAAGAACATTTATCTGTATTTTTTAAAATACATGTTGTCACTTGTTCTATTTTTTTATAATAATTCAAATCACCTGTAAATTCTACTTTTTGATTTACAAGTGTTTTTAACAATTGATTAATTATTTTTAATTTTTCGGAGTAAATCATATACGTTTTATTCAATTCAGTCTCAATTTGTTCGCGAATATTTAAATTATCGTAATCATTAATTAAAATCCGAACGGTGTTTCTAAAAACATTATAAAAATTAGTCTCTAATTTTATTTTTTTAATATAATCTATGCGTTCTTGGTCCTTATCCCTTGTCGTTGTTATTGCGACGTCCGTAAATGTAATCTTATTATTATTGGTTACTGTATAATTTTCATTATCTAATACTGGAATATCATCATTAACATCTAACAATAATTTAGGTTCTGATAATTGAACAAACTGGTTAGTTTCTGTTAAAATACCGACAATGTGTTCGTCTTCTATAACTTTATACGCAGGTTTACACGGAATTGTGTTGTTTTTTCCAGATATATTTATTAAAAAACTTACTGTATCTTCATAATTATTCCATAAATTGTCATCGGTCATAAAAACATACTCTTTAATTGAGTTATTTATTGACGACGGGTAACAAGGCACAAACCCTACTTGGCGTTTTCCGGCGTTTCTTTCAGCAATAACTCCAATAACTTTACTATTAAAATTAACAACTTGTTTAATTATGTCAACATTTTTTTTATGTAATAATTGAATTAATTCGTCTAAGTTAATAGGCGGTTTTGCGGTATATTGGTTTTTCATACTAGGCAAAGGAACACATTTATTCTGAATATATGGTTTAATAATTTTCTTTAATGCGGTCAAGAGTGTTTTTGAAATGGATGTTTCATATTCACTAAATGTTTTTACAACCGATAATCGTTTAGTATTATTTTTATATAAATAAACCGGTTCGAAATAATTTCCATTACTAATTAAAATAAGATTTTGTTTACGAGATTCATATAAACTGTTGGAATAATGATTCGTGGGACAAATCAACTCAACGTTATTTGTTATGTCATTATTCGAAATTCTAAATATTATTAAATTTATTCCTAATGGAAATATAAATATATTTGCCGAACATATAATATCCCATAAATATGAATAATCTATAAATATGTTGTCGTCCTTTAAAAAATCGATGAAATTTTCAAATGCCGAAATAACATTCTTAAAATAAACCATTTCGGTTTCGTTCGATTTATTAAGTTTTGAATATATCATTGAATCAGTATATTTGCTGATGTCTACATTTTCATTTAATTTATAGAAATTAGTTACTAAATTACCATTTTGATATTTAATAAAATTATCTATTTGTAAAGATTGAATTATTCTGTTTTTCATTTCTTTAATAGATGGTATTTTATACGGAATTCCGGTTTCATCTCTTTTCGCAAAAAAAACGGCATCTGCGATACACGCAATAAAAGATTGGTTTTCATTAACTTCAACTCCGTGTCTCAATAAACATGCACTAGTTTCTTTTATAAGAGAGTTGTTTTTATAGCATTCGTTATTTTCGTCATTTAATATTTTTTGTATGGATACTGGCAAATACCCCCAACGTCCATATCCTAATGGAAATTTTTCGGGACCTTTAATATATACATCATCCGGTTGTTTTTGTGTTTTATTTTCAGGCAGTGGTTCTTTTCCAGAACATTTATTTCTTCTATTTATTTGTTCTTTTGTATCCCACGTTTTAAAACAACACGGTAAACAAAACCCTTGAGGATGACTATCGTCTTGAAACCCAGGATAGTGTTTATAACCAGGGTTGTTTTTTGGAGGCGTATAAAACTCATACACATAGTGTCCCGGAATTACCTTTTTAGCAGTTTTTGGGAGTATTGCTCCACATTTACCTGCTTTTACGTCTTCCTCCGAAATAACGCTATTTGTTTGTAAACACCAATAACGAGGGCAAATATAATAAAATTGATTATCTGGATTTGAACCATATTTTATAATATCTTCTTCCTTCAAAAACCCTTTATAATTCTTGTCAATATTTTGTTTTTCACGTTCATTTAAAATAACAGGTTGTCGTCGTGTTGATGACGGACATATCCTTGAATATGCGTTAAAATTCCCCTGTTTTTGAGTTATTATTAATGCTGGGTCTCTGTTTTTTATTCTATCTTGAAAAAAATATGGGTTATTTAAGGGCATGCCATCAATATTTTTAATAGTATTTGGTCCTACAATGTTATTATTTGTTGATTCTTCCGAATCTATGGATTGTGCCTCTATCTCTGGGTTATCTGAATCTATGGATTGTGCCTCTATGTCTGGGTTATCTGAATCTGTGGATTGTGCCTCTATGTCTGGTAGAGAGTTAACTGAATCTGTGGATTGTGACTCTATGTCTGGTAGAGAGTTAACTGAATTTGTGGATTGTGACTCTATGTCTGGTAAAGGGTTATCCGATACTAATGAAAAGTCAGAAGATAATGACTGACTAGGACTACTAGTCTCTCCCCCTTCAAGTTCTTCATCCTCATCATATTCCTCATCAGACATATCATCAAAAAACAAACCAATCACGCGTTTATTATCTTTATCTTCATTATAATCTTCAAAAGAAGAATCTGATAATTTGGTAAATTTAATGTCATCATTTTCTATATATGGGATTTCATATTCATCCGTTTTTTTTTCATAAACAGAAACAATATCATTTATTTTAATATCGGGTTGTTCAACTGAAGAACATAATTTATTGATTTCGTTTGAAGGATATAACGTGGATGATTTATTTTGAGTTATACGGATTAATGAATCTAAAAAAATAGGAATCGTATACAAATAATTAATATTATTAATGTTATGTACATTAATAGTAATAACACTCGTAAATTTATCAAAGACAATGGTTGTTTTAAATCCCGGATTATCTTTTATTTCAATTTGGTTTTTTCGTGTTCCTCTTTCTATTTCCTCCTCATTCATTAATCCTTTAACTAGTTCTAACGCATCCGGATAAGTTGAACCGTATTGTTTTACTAATTCTTCGACAATCTCTTGTCCGAATAACCCTTCTTTCTGTTTTTCAATAATAAATGCCTCTTGACTTGTTCGTTTATTGAAATTAGATACCCTTTTATATCGTAATATAATTTCCTTTTTAAAATCGTTATTTTCGATAATAAACGCACTAGTAATACACCCAATGAATTTGTCTACATTAATCGGTTTATTAATTTCTATTTGTGATTCGTAATTTATGTGTTTTATATCTATAAAATTATCCATTAAACTAGAAAATAACCGGATTTTATAACCGCTTTGTTCCATGTATTCTTTAATTTCATTAATAATAGGGTTTACAGTATCTCTTAAAAGTATATCGATATCATTAATATCCATAGAATGGTATAAATCAGAACTAATTATAATATTACATGTCTCATCAATTTCAAAAATTATTTGGTTTTGTATATTATCCCTCGTATATTCTATAAATGCCGTGACTGATTTTGTCCTACCAATAGTTTTTATTAATTTTATAATATTTGATTTTTGTAAATAAGGGATTTGTCTACCATCTTGAGATATTTTATCTGTATAAAGACGATATATATTTTCTTGTTTTAACGATGGATTATATTTTATAAGAGGTATTTCCTTTGTGGCGTGTATAAGTTTAAAAATAATATCCAGAGGAACATTTATGTTATATTCTGGTCGAATGATTAGTTTTATATATTTGATTCCGGTAAATTTATAATTTAATTCAGTTTGTTTATATTTGTAAACGTCATAAAACATGTCGACATTTTTAAAAGTTTCTAATGTTTTTTTATTTAAGATTTGTTTATTTTCTTCAATTAATAGTTGGCGTTTTTCATTTAATTCATCTAACGATTTAATGGATTTGTTATATAAAAAAGGATAATATATTTGAATTGTATATTCCTGTGTCACGTTTTGTTTTAAAACATCTGTCGCAAAACACAAATAAATATTATTACCGACAATATCTCCACTATTTAATAAAAGTTGATTGTTAAGTGTAGACAACGATTTATGAGACGCCTTCTCCAAAAAAGCGTCATATTCGGTAACATTGAACGGATTAGACACAAATGGGTATTCATTCTCAACAATAAAATATTTTTGTCCGAGAACCTTTGAAACCCACATTTTTCTATTATTTATGTTTAATGCTAAAATGTCATCATAACTATATATTTGTTTATCCGGAATATTTAAATTAACCGGTTTTCCAGTATCTTCGCTAATCAAATTAAGGACAAATTGATTTATTCGAACTTTGGTTAAATCTAGTTTTTTATTTTGGGTTAATGATTGGTAAATAATGTTTGAGTTTAATATTTCTTCTTTTAAACAAAACAAATAAATTTCTTCAAGCGAATAATCTTTGCGTAATTCGTTAAGAATTTTAATTTTAATGATTCCAATAGTATCATCCATATGTATTTGTTGTTCTGAAAAACGCACGCGTATTTTGTTTTTTGAAATATTAGACAACTCATCTGAATTAAATATATTTACAAATGCGTGATTTGATTGGTCATTAACGAATAAATCATTCACGTTTTTTATTGCCGGGTTTTTACCATAAAATACGTATATAGTATCGGTTACATTATCACTGATTAAGTGATTTATTTTATAAATAGGCATAAAGTTAGTTTCTGACATATATATTAAACTTCACATTTTATATTTAGGCGTTTCACTTCGTTAATTTATTTTTGTAAATATTTTATTTTAAGTCATAATATGGATTATCGTTAATAGTAAGACCGCAATATTCGGTTGATTGTTTTTTATAATCAACAGGTATATAAATATTCGATTCTTTCGCGTTTTCTAATAAAAATTTAAAATTTTGCCAAAATTCTTGTTTGTGTCCTATGGTAGTTGTCATAATATGAGACAACTCGTGAATTGCTACAAACGTTAATGTATTTACATCAATTAAGGTATTTCCGTTTTTTGTAGTATTTAAACAAAACGCGATTTTTTCCCCTTTATTTTCACTATAGGCAGTTAATTCACTTGTTGGGAGAGTTTCGCTAATAGATTTTGGATTAAATCCCGCAACTAATTTTTTAACACGTGTATCACTTGGATGCGTTTCTTTCATATAGTTAACGAGTTGTTTACATTTATTAGTAACACTTGCTAATAAATTCGCCGCTTCATTTAGTTTTTCTCTATTTCTTACGCAATAACGGTTTCCATCTTCTGTCGCAATTATACATTTCAAATTATATGTATCGGATTCAAAATAAACTTTTAAACAAATGACTATTATAAACCCTACAAAAACATAGAATACAACACTTTCGTTTTTAAACATATATATAATAATTCTTATTTTATTATATATAAACTAATATTCAGAAATTTATTGAGGACCGCTTCCAATTTGTAGCGGAACACGCATAAAATCTGGTGTAATCGTGCTTTGGTTCCATGGTCCAACATTCAATTGAGGATTTGGAGGTTCTGAACGAATCTGAAGATTGGCGTTTCTTAAAGACTGACCGATTGTGTCAATGCCGATATGATACCCTGCTTTCAATAAATTAACATTTGATAATTCGCCTTTTCCAGATGGGTTTAGTTGAGCCCATTCACTATTCACGTCTTTTGGTAAGAGTTCAGAAGGATTCTGGATACTTGGTTGAGAACACGAGGATGGCATACCTGGGGAACTGGTTTGAACTCCGTTTGCGTCGGCAAATACCTCGTTTTGACCTAAAGGTTCTGCTGGTTGAACTGAGTTGTTTTGAACTTGAGAATTATTGTAGGCAACATTCATATTTTGGTGCATCGATTCGTTGCCTGATTTTCCTTTAGAATTTAAATTTTTAATTAATAAACTAGCACCATAGGCGACTAATAACAATACAATGATTGCTCCAATACCGTAATCGTTCCATATTCGTTTAAAAGAAATCTTCATTATATAAATTTGATTATAAAATAATTTTATATATATTTAATTATTCTAAACATTAGAAAGACAACTTAAAATTCGGCGTTTTCGTCATCTGTATCTTTGTCGCTTTCATCTAAATCATCTAACATATATTTATCCTTAATACTTTGTGCTTCTAAATATGCCATATCTGCGTATTTCTTTGCTTGTTTTGCCTTATTTTTTGCTTCTTTATATATTTTATAATAAACCTCATTGGGTTTTTTTAACGTAATCGGTTTTAAATTATTGTCTAAAGTAATCCCTAATTCAATTTCTGTTAACTCCTTATTATTTTCATTATAAGGAACTATATCTAAATTCTCAATTTCTAAATCAATCTTATGTTCGTTAATTAATTTCGTCAAAGTTTCGACCTCTTCGGTTTCGTTATTATCTACACTTTGAATATTATCCATAGTATCTTTTTCAACTAAATCGTCCTGTTCGACCTGTTCGTCCTGGTCAACCTCTTCCGTTTTAACTGGAGGATATTCCTCATTATTTGTGATTTTGTCTAAACATGGTTCATCATTATGTAAAGTAGAACGTTTTTTATGCTTAATTAAACAATTTTCAAAAATAGAATAGTTTTTTAATACCATAACTTGGATTATAGCAAGTTCAAATTGAAAACTTTTATTTGTAAATTTTATACCTTGTATTTCTAATATGGATATAATTGTCGTATTAGGCACAACGTCTTCCATTGTAAGTTCTCGTTCGTGTTCATCATAAATTTTTATATTCTGTAAATTAGTTAAAGTATTGGTTTGAACGACCGCACGAATTAAATACCATTTGCCGGATTTATATACCTTTATAATTGGATTAAAGGCGGATTCAATATCGTTTAAATCAAGGTCTCCATTAAACCAATCTTTGGATTTTTCTAAAACAAGTTCGTGTGCTCTAATTTCCAATTTTTCAAACCAATTAATTAGTTCTTCCGAGTTATTATCAAACATTAAATCACAACAATATTTTTTTCCACTTTTAATAAATCCGTTTTTTGTTAAACTAGTTGATTGGATGTATAACGGGTGTTTATTACACAATATTTTTGTAAAATAGGTTCCGCCTTGTCCGCCAGTTGGTTTTGCTAAAGTTAAATTCGTAAAATCAAAAGATTCAGATGGATTAATTATATTATCTGCTATATTGTCCATTAACTATTATACATATTTTTTTAACGCTACTCACACGCAATAAATCTCATTAAATATTATATAATTATAATTATTATGAAAGAAATGATAAGTTCCTGTTTAGACATTTTTAAAAGAAAAGACGTTCAAAATGAATTAAAAATATGTTTTAAACCCGTTTTAGAAATAATAAATCCATACATTTATATGATATTTACCATTTTTTTTATATTTTTTATTATGCTTTTAGCAATATTAATATTGTTATTATTAATTTTACGTAATAAACAAATAATAACCAAAATATTATAATATTTTCTCGACTAATTATATAAATGCACGGAAAACGACACACCAAAAGAAGAAATTCGCACAAGGGAGGGTTTTCAGGTCACGCTGAACCAGCTACATACAGTGACTCACAAAGTTATATGTTAAAAACCGTTGGAGATGAACCTACCCAATATAACAATACTTTTCAACAAAACGGAACCAATAACTCAGGTTATCCTGCTGCGTCTAACGCAATACGCGGTATCCAGGGACAAGTTGCCGGTAAAAAACGCCATCGTAAAATGAAAAAAACCAAGGGAGGGTTTATTGGATCATTGCTAAATAAAGCAGCCGTCCCATTTGCCTTATTTGGATTACAGCACACTGTAAGCAAGAAATACGGTAAAAAAAATAGAACATTTAAGAAACGCAGAACTTTTAGAAAATAAAATAATTAATTATAATAATGGATTCTAAGTTGGAGGAACAACTTAAAGAATGGATTATCTGTGATAATCAACTAAAACTGTTAAATGAAAAAATACACGCAATTCGAGATAAAAAGGCAAAACTAACAGCAAGTATATTATCTACCCATAACTTATCTGATTCCTCTATAAATATAAGTGACGGCAAATTATTATTTAAAAATACAAAAATAATAGCACCATTAACATTTAAATATTTAGAAAAAACTTTAGGAGAAATTATAAAAAATGATATTCAATTAAAACAAATTATAGGACAAATCAAAAGTAAAAGAGAAATATCTATTATTCCAGAAATAAAGCGGATTTATAATGTTTAATTATTATAAGTGTATTTTATATGGATGAACTTTCACAAAATGATTTAGTTTTATATAGTAATCCGGATGGTAAAATATATAGTGGAGGGTTTAATATAAATTCGATTCTGTTTAATAAAGATTTATCACCAATTTTTAATATAAATACACAAAATAAACAATCAGGTGGTTCTAATGTATCAGACTTATTTGAAAACTTAGCAATACCTCGAGGATTATTACATTTTAACAATCCTAGAGGTGGATATGAACCTACAGAAGTGGATGCTGAAGAAACTGACGTAATCGATGATGACGTTTACAATAAATTATTAAATTTAGTAGACCCAAAACAAAACAAACATACTAAAACCAAACATAAAAAAACTAAAAATAAAGGAGGAACTAAAAAACGTAAACATTAGATTTTACTCCAATTATTATAATTAAAAGGTGAAACTAATATTTCGGGTATCTGACTTTTCCAATAGTCCACTTGTTGTTGGAACTCAATATCTTTTTTGGTTTGGGGGTATGGCGTTGTCGAAGACATTAAGTTTTCTTCTTCGGGTGTAATTCTTGGTTTATATCCATAGCAATTTACGCCAAATTTTATGTTTGGGTTCGCAATATATCCTCCATTAATTCCTGGTCGTCCACAATCGTTTTCGTGTCCACTTATTTTTTGTAAATTATCAAATGTTTTTTTTTGTGTTGGAAATAATCCCATTTGTCCGCTAGACCATCCATAATTACACCATTCCGCACCATTATTATACGCATCCTCTAGTTGTTCGTATGTTGCTAATTTAGAACCATATGCCTGGCATATAGATTTCGCATTTTCATAATCGTAATAATTACCGGGTATATTAAACACTTGTTTTTTGTTTGTTATTTCAGGAACAACAGACTTATATTTGCTCTCGTCTATAACAATATTTATTTTGGGTTGTTCAGTAAATAAGTCTGTAATTGAAGCGACCACATTAATACTAAAAAAATACTGAAACGCATTTAGTATAATTAAAATTATAAAAATAATTCCTACAATAATCATCAATATATTTCCGCCTGAATTATTTCCGCTATTTGTTCCATCCCCTGTAACGGAGTTATTTCCTAAATAAAGAAATAAAATAAAGTAACTAATTATCACTAAAAAGAATAATATAATTGCCGAAGGATTTATTAAAGAATTATTGGATATGTCTGTGGATTGAATACTTGTGTTTACGTCCATTATATATTATCTACTTTTTTTATATAAAGTAGATAATGATTTATTTTACACACTATATATTATAAGTATGTCTACGCCTAGAATGGTTACATTAGATAGAGATACCATGTCGGGGTATTTATTAAATGTGTTAGGCACAGACCAAATTCACGATTTTGGTGGTGGTAGATTAAAAAACGCGATTCCACCCATAAATCAAATTCTTGAGAAGCGTAAAAATGAACATGAATATAATTCGCAAATGACAAAAAGACAAAAAATCGGTGGTGATTCGTCTGTTATACAACCTTATTCTGAAGTTATAGAAGCGCAATGTTTGGAATTAATTCATATATTTGTAAACACCATAATTGAGGATAATACTACAAATGATTCTGTTAATAACACAGATAATCTGCTTAGTGACGAAATATCAATAATTGGTGGTCGTATTTCACAAATATCAACCATGTCATTAGATACTCAACCGGAATACATTCATACCTCATCATCTGATAATGGTAAATCGCAAAAATCAGATTCATCTTTAGTTGAACCTATGGATATTGGTAAGGTAACCGAAGATACCATAAATTCCAATCCGGTATATGAAGACTTCGAACGGGAACCAGTATACGATAACTTAGATAATGTAATGGAATGGGGTAAACATGTTAAAAATAAAATTAAATCTTTCGTAAATACTGTCCCTAAGAATATTAACGATGCTTTAAATTATATATGTATTGACGACGTAATTAATATTTTTACGTCATATTTAAGTAAGTTGTCTAATATAAGAACATCAGAAGATGTTCGCAATTTCGAATATTTTATTACATTATACGTTGAATCAATGAATTATTTTATACGACAACCTTTAAGAATTTGTTCTAATAATACACAACCGCAAACAGGAGGAACCCAAGAAACTAAACCGTTGAAGGGTGTAATAAGAAAAATAATTAAACAAATGGCATTTACTTTTTGTAATATACCTGATGACTATAATTGTGATGGGTTGAATGCGATGCCGAATTGGAAATGTTTTGAAATCGGATTACTTAATAATAGTAGTTTAAATGTTGAATCCACATCATCCGATTGGATTCGAAATCAAATATATCCAACCAACATCGGTGACAAGTTTAAATTTATTCAATCATCAAAAGGTTTATTCGACGTTAAAAAAAACGTCGAATGTAAGTTAAAAATAAAAAAAGACATAAACCATATAATTGTCAACTCAGCAAATTTAAAAGACGACTGGAAACCATATATTTTAAAAAATTATCCAAGTTTTATAGATTCTCAACCATCAGGTGGAAAAAAGGACGAACTATTAGAAATAATGGAAAAATACGATTGCGGATTTCAAGATTTACCAGGTAACGAATATTATAAAATTACTATGACCCCATCAGATAACAACCATACAATAAGTATTCTGAGTAATGATAATAAATTTGAATGTACAAAAAATTTTTCTGATTTTAACATTTATGATAAAAACAATCAAAAAGGTATTCCTGCTACAAGATGGAAGGATGTTACCCTTTGTGTCGCGTTAATAAATGCGTTTGAGAATATATCGTCTATATTAAAAGAAGAAAACATTAATAAATTATCATATTTAATTGGTTTTATTGAAAAATCATTTATAAATAAAAATGAAACCCTAAATATAATTAACCTATTTTATAGTTTTTCATTATTTAAAGGTTTAGGTGATATTTCCCAAGAAATGACAGCCGTCATTAAATATGGTGGAGGAAACAACAAGACCATTTATCCAAAAAAAACGAATAAATACGAACTGTTTGATTCAAGTGGTAATGCTTTACGTTTATTTTTAGCAGGTGATAGATTATCAGCAAATAGATTTATTTTAACGTTAAATTACGGATTACAATACGGATTAGAATACGGATTAAAAGACAATTTAAAAAACGATAATAATATAAATTCCAAAGCATATGGAGGATATTTACGTGGTTGTAAAACCAATGATATATATTTAATTGAACCAATTCAACCATTACCACCAATTCAACCATTACCAAAATCAATCACACGGGGTGGAAATAAAAAACATTCAAAAAAATATAAAAATTCTAAACGTAAGCGAAAGAACCACACTAAAAATACTCGAAATAAACATAATAAAACGTATAAATTATATAAAAAAAATACGTGATAATATGTAAGACCCTTATTGATGAATCATAAAATATATAAAAATAAAGGATTAACCGGATTAAATAATCTTGGTAATACGTGTTTTATTAATTCTGCTATGCAGGTATTGTCTCACACATACGAACTAAATAATTTGTTAAATAAATTAAGACCTAAAATCAAAAATAATCTTGAAAGCACACTATTAAAAGAATGGATTGAATTAAAAGACGTAATGTGGGTGGAAAATTGCACTGTGTCTCCCATTAAATTTTTAAAAAGTATTCAATATGTTGCTAAACAAAAAGGAAGCAATAATTTTATAGGCTATCAACAGAACGATTTACCAGAATTTTTATTTTTTATAATAGATTGTTTCCATGCATCTTTATCCAGAGAAGTAAATATGCATATTTCAGGTAAAGTAATTAATAAAAAAGATAAATTGGCGATTGAATGCTTTAGTATGATTAAAAAAATATATTCAACCGAATATTCTGAAATATGGGATTTATTTTATGGTATTCATATTTCTCAAATCATATCACTAGAAGATAATACCGTTTTAAGCAATTCACCCGAACCATATTTTATCATAGATTTACCGATACCACCTAACATAAAAAGTCCAACCTTAATGGATTGTTTTGAGTTATATCACGAAGGGGAAATTTTAGAAGGAGAAAATGCTTGGTATAACGAAAAAACAAAACAAAAACAATCTGTTAAAAAACAAATATCTTACTGGAGTTTTCCGAAAATATTAGTAATTGACATTAAACGGTTTAATTCGAGCAATCGTAAAAACCAAATATTACTTGAGTTTCCTTTAACAAATTTAGATTTAAACGAATATATGATTGGATATAATTCCGAAAAGTGTATTTATGATTTATACGGAATATGTAATCATAGCGGTTCGGTTCTTGGAGGACACTACACATCATTTGTAAAAAATGCGAATGGTAAATGGTATCATTTTAATGACACAATCGTAACAGAAATTACAAATTTAGAAAATTTAATAACAACAAAAGCATATTGTTTTTTTTACAGGAAAATAAAAAACATAAAGTCTAACTAATATTTAAAGTTTAAAAATCTAATTATAAATATGCCCAACTCAAATCCATTTTATATGAGATATTTTAATGATACGCAAAATACACAACTAACCTCTGACCAACGAAGAATGTTAAATAATTACATAAATATGTATAATAATACCCTACTTGAGATGCAAGGATTAAATTCTTATTTAAGAGAATTACGACGTAATATTGATTATATATATTTTCAATCTAATGAAGCACTTTTAGAACAAAATAGTATAAATAGACAATATCGTAATAATACAACACCTTATATAGATATTCGTAGAACAAGACGTTATAATAGAACACACACAATTGTTAATGAAGATTTTTTTGACCCTATAGCAATAATACCCACAATTACACAAATCACAACAGCAACACAATTGGTGTGTTTTGGAAATATACTCAATCCTGTAAATGTTATTTGTCCTATTACTCAAGACCCGTTTGTTCAAGACGAAATAGTTACACAAATTAAATATTGTTCCCACTTATTTAATTCATTATCATTAAATACTTGGTTTTTGTCTAAATGTATATGTCCCATTTGTAGGTATGATATAAGACAATATCACGCAAATAATACATTCGAAACACCCACTACAATAAATACAACTTTAATACAATCACAAACAGAACCAATTACAACTAGTGTGTCATATATAGAACCGTTTAGATTTCGGGATATTTCAAATAATGATGATTTAAGAATACAATATGCTCGCGAATATAACAATTTATTAACAACTGATGTTTCCAATAGTTTTTACCCATAATACGAGTTAAAATAAAAAATAAATATTGGTGTATTTATTTTTTATTAGTGTGATGTAATGCTGTGATGTATTTTTGTATCTTGCTTATACTTTTGGTTTAACACCAAAGAAATTAACCAAACTTTGATTCCCATCTTTGATGTTATTGGTTTCTCTTAGATAGGTATCAAACAGTAATATTTTAACCTCTTTATTTTTTAATTTTTCTAATTTATCATCTATTTTTTCTGGGTCTGTTGTATCATATAATAATTTAACCTCTTTTTTAAAGTTGGATATTTTGGATACCTTTTTCTGCATATTCCATATTTTTTCTAGCACAAGGGCAAATACTTGTTGGACTGGTTTCATTATTTGGTTAGTAATATAAAACGTGTAATCAATCTTCAAATTATTATCAATAATAAACTGAGGAGTTTCTATTCTTTCTCCTTGTAATGCTTTTTTATTTGGGTTGTTGACATAAACGAAAGGGATTCTATCTCCTGAAGTAGGTTTATTACCCGGGTCTCTTGTTGCGATTCTATCTGCCAATACTTTATGTGCGATACTTTTGGGGTTTTTATAACCACTTCTTAACGATTTTGTAATAATGAGTTTATCCATTGAATATTTCTCATTAACCAAATTATTCAAACACGATTTTAAGAAATCGATTGCTTCTTGAATGTTTTGTTTTTTCATTAAAATATCAATGATTCCACCATATATATCTTTAACAATCGGCGCGTTATCTCTTCTTTTTAACACAATCCCCATTTCCTTCCTTTTACATTTATTCGGGTCGGTTTCATAAAGCATACCTACATACCTTTTTTTAGATAATAAACAGAAAGGCATGAATGTTTTCTCATATTCCAAATCGTGAGGACCTTTGAGAAACTTCGACGCTAAATGTCCTGCTTCTTGTGCTAATTCGATTGTAATCTCAAGCGCTTTTTTACCACGAATTGGAATATTATCATGGGTTTGTAAATTAAATGTAAAGAATACAGAATCCGTGTTATGAACTATTAATTTTCCAATTCCTGCTGCGAAATGGTGGTTTTCAGTTGTTAAATCGTAAACATAACCCTGATAAGGAATGTCTATAATTTTCTTAATGGCGTGAGGTGTTTGTTGTTTGGGTTCTGATAATATTGTAATTCTATAAATATCTGGTTTATCTATTATTGTATTCAACGATGTTGAATATCCAATACTTGAAGCCAACCAACAAATATGTGAAGCACTAATTTGGTTTTTTTGATAAATTACAATATTTCCATCGCGGTCTTTATCACATACAGAATACATCCCATCAATCATTCCATCAAAGAATGATTTACGAACATTTATATTACTATTAATAATTAAGGTTGGTATTAGGTTATCATTATTATCGTAATCTTGTGATAATATATTGCAAAAGTCATCTCCAATTGAATATCCAAATACCTGTGCGTCGTCCTCATTAATACTTTCATAAATATCATCATTTATCGGTAAATTTCCGTGTAGTAATTCGGTTCCAACGAACACATCTTTTGGGGAAATTTCTTCACCAGATTTTAAAATAAGTGAATGGTCGTCTGTAACATCAACTAATCCAGTATGTGTTAATATACGCATCATTTTTTTATGACTTGCCAATGCGTGTCTAATTACACGGTATAATTTAGTCCATCCATTTTCAGTCCAGGTTTCAACATCGGATAATTCACAATATTCTTTTTCTTGTTTACCTTCTTCTAAACACACAACCCATTTCGAATTACCGTATTTATTTGATAATTCTTCAATTGTTACGATTTCAATTATACCATTTACTTTTACATAAACAGGAGTATAGTTCGCAACGCTGTCGCCGTATATGTATTCAGCTTTGGTTTTAATAAGTCCATATTTTTCATTATTAAATATGGCGTCTCCATATACCTCCTCGATTATTTTTTTGGCATAATTAAGTAAGAGACGACCCGTTGAGGTTGTGGATGCGGCAACATCCTTTTCATAAAAAGAACTCGTTTTTGCTCCGCATTGTCCGTAAAGAGAATTTGCCGTAAGTTTATAACCGATTTGTCGTTTATCCAATACATTTTTCATAAATTCGTCTTTTTCTTGTGGAATTAATTTCCGGGTTTTTTTTCGAGCAGTTAACAATTCTTCCAATATAGAAGGCATAATTGCCTTTCCTTCTGGAAATTGGGCAAATCTACATATTTTGGTTCCCGATTTAATTTTCTTAGCTGCCGATGTAGGCGTATCTCTTACATAAAGATATGTGTCGTATGTAATATTTACGTAACTATAATTAATAAGGTTATCATAAATAAAGACCCCGCTTTTATTTTTTTCTCCGGTTTCGCAAACAAGATTTCCTGCTAAATCATACTCTTTGGTCCAAACCTTGCTATCATGCGATAAATTCTCACTAATCATTGATGATGGATAAAGAGATGCGTAATCAACACAAGCAACAGGATTATCCAAATATAAATCACACTTTGGTTCTAAAACAATTGCGCCTTCATACCCATCATCTAATTGTCCCTTTTCCATCACAGGCATTAGGGTTAATTTTTCACGGCATTTTTTAGCAATATAACTGGTTAATTTAATACCCTGACCTCTCATAACCAAGAAATTAATTGGAACGCTACAAATCTTTGCCATTTCAATAAATCCGGTTAATATGTCTACTTTATTCATTAAATAATGAACTAGGTTACAATCCTGAATACAATATTTCGCAATTACTCCTCTATCATCCGCAGTTCCATTAGTTAATCTAAAGATATCTTTGGGTGTAACATCATCTTTTGCTAAACACCATCTGACCTTTTTGGTGAAATCCGGTTTTACAATACCCTCAATTTGAAACGTGTTGGTTGATTTGTCAACAGAAGTTACTTTATATTTTGAACCATTTTCATAATAATCCACAGAATAACCAATTTCTTCAAAATGTATATAACTTTCCTCTAATAATCCAGTCATATTAAACGTTTTAATTTTGGTAGTGGTATCAAAATATTCCAACTCTTTTACATAATCGCCAATAAAATGACCTGAAACATAATCAAGTTTATATGAGGTTAAATTCTCTTCACGACGAAAGAAGTTATATAAATCAACCTGTAATCTCCCATTCATTTTTATGAATTTTAATTCGTGTTGTCCACTCGCGATTTGAATACTGCTTTCTTCAATCTTATACTTGTTTGTATCGGTATCTTTTGTAGCACAAACCTCGTTAATATTTCTAGATAATTGTAGGAATTCTTCAGAGCAATTATTCTCTTCAGAACGTCTAAACATAAATTCATAATCAAACCCAAATATATTATATCCAATAATAATATCTGGATTTTCTCGTTGAATTAAGTCTTTCCACGCAAGCAATACTTCCTTTTCTGTATTGTATGATTCAATCACACTATTAGGTATTTGAGAACAAGAACCTAATACGATACAATGATTTAAATGTGGGTCTGGGTTTCCATAATTTAAAAACGTTGAACCTATAAACGTAACTTTATCTCCCTCTAATTTTGGAAAATTGGAAATTAACGAAAAGTTGATTTCATTTATTTTAATATCTCTGTCGAATTTTGTGTCGCACAACATATCAACAATTGTGGTTGTTGGTCCATTCGACATTTTTATATATTTACTGTTATGTTCGTCTTCGTCGTTATCATCCATATTTTTCCCCATTATCTCAAACATCTTTTCAATGGTTGACATATTTCGAAATTCGGATGTGTTTTTATAGTTTTTTATTGGGGTTGATAACCATCGTTCAATCGCAATCATTAATTCGGGTTTAGTTATCATTTTTATGGGATATACCATGTCAATATTTTCCATTTTTTCATAATTAAATGCGGTTAATATAATTTGTCTGAGAATATTTTTACATAATTCAGGAGTTACATGCATATTTAAATTTTCAAAATATTCGATAATATTGGTCACTAGTTTTTTATACGTTTTTATAGGAATAGGAAAATCTCCGTGACTACTACTTGCCTCAATATCAAAACTACATATTTTATAAGGAACTCTATCTTCCTTATCATTTAAAGGAATAATGTCTTTATAATTAATAATTATTTCGAAATTACATGTTGTTGTTTTGAAACACTTTTTGGTTATTAGTATTGATTTGTTATTTGGCAAGGCAACCCATCCGGATGGACTTATATCTCGAATATGAAAGAATCTTAATAATGGGGGAATGTTTGCTTCATACAATATTGTATTTGTATCCATAAACGGATACCCGTGCTTTAACAAACTTCTACCAGAATCAGTATACTCACCATACCATAAATTTTTTGCTTTATTAAATGCGTTCATATTTGTGAATTCCAGTTTTATAAACTTATGTTGTTTTCCTCCATCAAAACCGTATAATTTTTTTCGTTTTACGATAATACATTCAGTAATCGAATTTTCATAAAATTTACCCATTTTACGTTTTATTTCTGCCAAAAACAACAATTTAGTTGAGGTATTCCAGGTATCATTTACCATTACATAGAAAAACGGTTTGTAATTATTTACAATAATAGAACACGTTTCACCTTGAGTATTTAATCCAAAAATTTGAATTAAGAAAATATTGTCGTCTGTGTAAGACGTTCTAGATTCATCATTTTCGCTTGCGGTATCTTCATTACACTTTCCGTTATAAACGTTAAAATCAACGAGTTTAAACACTTTATCCATTTTTTATAGTTGAATTAAAATACAATTTTATATTTAATTCAATTTTATTTGTTATATTTGTCTACATTATTTCATAAGTATAATTATACCACATATAATTGTTATTATTCCACCTATTCTTTTAGAAATAATATCACCGCTTTCTTTTTCTAACAATATTAATTTAGACCCGACATATCCTCCAATTAACATAGAAATAACTAACATGTTTCCAACTTTTATATCTATATTTCCATTTTTGTAATAATTATACACACTAAATAAGGATACCGGGAATAATAAGGTGTACAACATAGTTCCTTTAATGGTTGTATAGTTTCCAATTAAATTAAAATAATATACTAAAGTAAATAATAAAGTTGTGCTTCCAACCCCAGTTATACCAGAAACACACCCGCTAATTAACCCTATTAATAATGATAATAAGTGAACATTCATATAATATAACATTTTATTTTTTGTTGTTGACATTTATTTTTTCTTGCTTTGAGTTCTTCTTTTGCTTCGTTTTGATTTGGTTCGTTTACTTCGATTTCGTCTTTTGCTTCGTTTTGATTTTGTTCGTTTACGTCGTGTTCCTCCTCCAGACATTTTTTTTTTAGATTCAATCCATTTTTTAAACGCATCGGCAGTTCTCGGTCCTTCATACTCCTCAACTAATTTTCCGTTTTCTGAAATATAATGAATTGTAGGAAACCCGTTAATAGATATATTTTGTTCGGTTAAATATTTGGGTTTTAAATCTGAATTTTGTAAAATTTCTTGGTTTATATCTGCTATAATAATATCAGATTTCTTAATGTTATCCTCTAATATATCCTCAATCTTTTTCCATTCTGGGCGGGTCATTTCACACGGACCACACCCAACCATATAATAAAGAACAAACGCCGGGTTATTATTTTTACTAATATCATTATTAAGGTCGTTAACGTTTTGCGTTGTAGGGTCAATGTGTAAAATTTTCATTTATAAACTAACATTAGAAATTAAAATATAACTTAATTTTATCCTTATTAAATATATATGTCATTACTGATTTATTGTGTTATAACTATATTTATATTAGGACTCGTTTTTTATCTAAAAAGTGGTAATTTTAAATTTATGGAAGGACTAACTAATAACGAGGAGTCGAGGTGTCCGAATATGCTGATACAGCACGATAAAAATTTTTATTTATATAATTCTAAATTAGCAAAGATTCCAGGTGTAAATCCTGTAAAATTTAATAATTTAGAAGATTATGTTGAGTTTTTGAATTGGCAGAGAAGTCAAGGCATAAGATGTCCAGTATTATATTTACAAAAAACATATGACGCACAAGGTAATGAAGTTTATAAAGTTAGACCTAGTGTTAGTGAACCACAAGGCGGATTACCTCCTGTAATTTCCCCGAACGTCATTCCAAAAAATCCAAATCCTACTCTACTTGTCGACGCAACCCAAAGCGATAAACCATATAATCAAAACTCTTATCCGGCATATGACGCATCCTCATATTATGTTGGAACCAGCACGCCTTTAGATACAATTCACCAACAAACCGAAAATATGCTTTATAGTCCGGACCCGATGGATGACAACTGGGGTGGTGCCGAATTTACCCAATCTTTAGTTGACCAGGGCGTTTATGCGGATAACGAGGTTAAAATATATACACCTTAATTATTTTTGACTATCCACAAATTTCATAACTTGATTTAACGCCTTTTTTGATTCGGATAAAGTATTTAAGGTTTTAAAACTTTCCAGGACTTTTTCGATTTTACCATTACTATCAATATTTAAGGTCGTCTGTAACATTAGATTATTAATTAAATCGTCTAAATTTAATATGACGGTTTCATAACTTTTACGATATTTACTAATTAAAAAAGTATCTTGTTGTTTAATAGTATTTGATTTTATGGTGGATGCGTATGAATCAGCATTTCCAGCAACTCCACCAGTCCCAGATGATGTTGGTGTTAATGTTTCTAATCCTTCTACTGTTTTCGTAAATTTGATGATAATATAAATTATAAATAGTATGAATAACATCCCTAAAAAAATTTGAAAATGTGTTCCTTTCATTTTATATTATAGTGTATTAAAATATTATTCATTTTTTTAACAAAAACTTTACTATATTTTCGGTAGAAGTTTTATTTAATTTTCGTATTTGGTTTTTGGAATTGGTATAAGTCATGTTTTGTAAACACGTCAAGTCTTCATTTAATTTATTTAATAAATTTTGTAATGTCTCGAACTTATTCATAATAACTATTGCGATTTCTGAACTAACTCCTGGAATTTGCGACAACATAATTTCATCAATATTATTGATGGTAATATTATCTTTTTTAGTTTTTTTTATAACATTAATATAATTTTTAGGGGCGGTCTCATCAACCTCTTTTATTTCAGAAACGTTGGAATAATAGGGTGTTTTAGTTCCCTTAATATCTTCTTTAGTCATTTTATGTGTGCTATTACAAATAAAAAGCGCGGTTTCTTCAATAGATAATGTTCTTAAAACTGAAAACCCCTTGTAATAATTTAAAGACAAAATTGCGGAATAAACCATTAACTTGTCGACATTATTATCTTGAAACTTATTGATTTTGTTTATATCTCCTTCAATTAAATATATGATGTTATGTTTATGATGTGTCAATCCATCTAATCTAAAAGATTGTTCTTCGTATCTACCATCTTTTATACTACTGATTAAATCACTTATACTTTTTCTCTCGATGATTAATAAATCCTCCTCATTATTTGAAATAATAATATCACCTAAATCCAAATTTTCGGTTTTTACTTGAATTTCTTTAAAACTTGGATGTGAAGAAATTAATAAATTAATCTTTGTTAATAATTCGTGTTCTCTATAATCGACTTTAATAAACATCTCGGTAATAATAATAATTTAATAAAATGTTATTAAATTATTTAATGATAATATATATTAACCCACCTCAGCATATATTTCGAGTAGTTCAATAATAATACAGGGTTAAATTCATAATAAATATACTATATTGTTTACATTTATTATCTGGATAAAAATAAGTATTTAAAGGTATATGAAATACAAATATAATGTGCGATTATTTTATATTAACCAAAGAAATTACTTCAGATACCGGATGTGACAAAACAAATCAAGTTATTGCTTTAACAAATAAAAAGGTGTACATATTACCAAAAAATAACATAACTTATTATATAGACCACGGTCTATTTGAAAAATCCTTAATTGAATGGTGTAAGCAACTATGTGTAAAAGATAAAAATTTCTTAGATATAGGAGCACATTCAGGAACATACTCAATTAGTTTATCCGACCACTGTAAAACAGTATACGCATTCGAACCACAAAAAATGTCATTCTATTCACTATGTGGAAGCGTTGCGTTATCTAACATTAAAAACATTGAATGTATTAATATCGGTTTAGGGTCTGAAAAACAAGTTGGAAAACAAATATTAAATATATGTAGTTTAGATGGAGGAGGGTCCTCAATTGTCAACACATCGAATATTTTACAAACAGAAGAAATAAATATTAGAACTTTAGATAGTTTTAACATTGATAATATCGGGTTTATTAAGATAGATATTGAGGACAACGAATTAAACGCATTATTATTTTCTAAAAATACCCTTAAAAAATCGAATTATCCAAAGATATTATTTGAAATGAATCATATAAATACCGACCTAACAGATTTTCTAAAAGGATTGGGATATTCTGTTTTAAAAATTGGAGGGTTTAGTAATATGTTTTTGGCAGAACAACCATCATATTAAAATATTAATATCACCTAAATTAAATTTGGGTGATATTATTGTTTGTTATTAACACTGCTCTAAATATTGGTTAATAATATTTAACCCATATTACCTCCATGAACAGCGCGATAACCGTATTTTTGGGTTTGAATTGTTTTGCTAACAACACAAGTTTTAGGCAATGATTGAGGGGCTCCAATCAAATTTGGGTTAGATTGCATAAAAAGACCGATTCTAGAAGCAATACCTGATTTTTTGATTCCTCCACAAACGTTAGTTCTGTTACAAATTGATGCGGAATATCTCGCGTTTTTACTACCAGACATATAAACCATATTATATAATATTAAAATATTATATTTTTTAAAAATTAAAATATCATTCTAAATCTAATAATTTAAATAATATAAAGACTAAAACTGTAAATACTTAATGATTAATTTAAATTATGAAGATGATATTATTAAATGTGATGATGGACTTATTTTTAATCCATATAACAATTTAAATGTCGAGATTACATTGAGCGAAGTTCAATCTATTCTTACTAAATACGGAGTTCCTCCAATTGTTAACAACCTCGCATTATATAAACGCGCGTTTATTCATAGGTCTTACACTAAGCGTTCAAGTTTTGAAAATATACAACAAAATATAACTATCGTTGAGAAACCACCCGATTGTATGAAATTAAGCACTAAATCTAATGAACGACTCGAATTTTTGGGAGACGGTGTTTTAGAATTAATTACCAAATATTACCTTTATAGAAGGTTTCCTAAAGAAAATGAAGGGTTTATGACAGAGAAGAAAATCGCCATTGTTAAAAACGAAGCTATCGGGAAAATCGCAATGGAAATGCATTTAAATAAATGGTTAGTTTTATCAAAACATGCCGAAGAAAAAAAAATCAGAACTAACTTAAAAAAATTAGGGTGTTTATTCGAATCCTTTTTAGGTGCTCTATTTTTGGATTTTAACAAAATAAATATTAAGGATGAAGATGCTTGGTTTACAAACGTCTTCGTTACTGGTCCAGGGTTTCAAATTGCCCAAAAATTCGTAGAAAATATATTTGAAACACATATTGATTGGATAGCATTAATTCAAAATGATGATAACTACAAGAATATTTTACAGGTTAAAATTCAAAAAGAGTTTAAAGTTACACCCCATTATCTTGAAATAAGTCACGACCCGGATGCCGGTTATAAAATGGGTGTTTATTTATGTTTGGGACAACCAGTTTATAATTTAAATTACATGGAAGCAATAAACATTAATCAAATCAAAACATTTAAACATATCCACGAGTATGTTAACACAAACGGAAAAATATTTTTATTTATGGGCGAAGGACAACACAAAATAAAAAGAAAGGCAGAGCAAATCGCGTGTAATGAAGCAATTACATTTATTACCGAAAATTTAGAAGATTATATTGAATAATATATTTAGGATTTTTAATGGATGTCAACACAATACAATATTAATTATCATTATTTATACATAATGATAATTAACCGAATTAAATGTTAAAAGGTGTTAAAAGTTTTATATGTGTGTTTTATATAAGGTATGATTAATTATTTAGAAACATTAAAAATTAAACCAAATATTAAAAAACATACTTTGGTCAACATAATTATTCCTGAACCCCCTTCAATAATAAACCAACCTGGAACTATTCAACCACCACAATCTATTGTAATGATTGACGACCGACAAAAAGGATTTAATCTGGAGTTATTTAAAAACAAATTAGCATCCAATAAATTATTAAAGGTTCGAGCAAATCCTAACATTACAGAAATTCAAAAACTTAATGAACCAATAAAACCCATTAAAATTGTTAAACCTGTCAAGAATATTAAACCGTCGAAAAAACTAATATTGGAAGATGACGAGGATATTTTTGAAGATAAACCTGAAAAACAAGTTCGAATAACAGAACCAGTTAAAAGGGGCGTTTCTATTATCGGTCCTGAAATAAACGTTGAGATTGATAATAGAGCAATTACAAAGTTTTTACCCGAAAAACAACCAAATGTAATTGTAAAAGTTTCGAATTATTATATGAATAACAGAGAAAAATACATTAATAATATTAATTCTATTTTCCAACCGTATAAAAAGAAATTATCCGAAACAGAAAATATTACTTGTTCCAATATAGGCAAATCATCCGGAAATGTTTCTCTATTAATACACCAACAAATAACAAGAGATTATTTAAATTTATTTACTCCTTATCGCGGATTATTGCTTTATCACGGTCTTGGTTCAGGTAAAACCTGTACGTCAATCTCGATTGCTGAAGGTATGAAGGATAACAAAAAAATTATTATTATGACTCCGGCATCATTAAGAAAAAATTATATGGTTGAATTGAAAAAATGCGGAGATTTATTATTTCGTAGAAATCAATATTGGAAATGGGTAGATATAACTATCAATCCTGAATTATTGCCTGTTTTATCAAATGTATTAAATCTACCACTTGAATATATACGGAAAAAAAATGGTGCTTGGTTTGTGAATGTAAGAGAACCCGCCAATTACGCAAAATTATCAGGAGAATCAAAACAATCATTAGACGAACAATTAGATAAAATGATTGAAAGTAAATATACGTTTATAAACTATAATGGGTTGCGAAACTCAACATTAAGCACATTAACGGATAATTATACAAAAAATTTATTTGATGGCGCCGTAGTCATTATTGATGAAGCCCATAATTTAATTAGTAGAATTGTCAACAAACTAGAAAAAGAAAAGGATATACCAATTACCAATAGAGGAGAGAAGGAATACCAATCCAAATTTTTATCAATTAAATTATATGAATATTTAATGAGTGCTGTAGACACACGTATCGTTTTACTTACAGGAACCCCCGTTATAAATTATCCGAACGAATTCGGCATTTTGTTTAATATTTTACGAGGATATATAAAAACGTGGGAGTTCCCATTACAGGTAAACACATCTAAAAAAGTAGATAAATTATTTTTTGAAAATATATTTGTTAAAGAAAAAACCTTAGATTATATTGATTACTCGTCATCCAGCAAAATATTAACAATAACCCGAAACCCGTTCGGGTTTAATAACGTAATTAATAAAACGGGATACCATGGTGTCACCGACGAAGTGGAAAACGAAGCAGGTGAATTAGTTTTAAATAAAGACTTTATAAGCAACTCGGAATTTGAAAAAAACATAATTAGTATTTTGAAACAAAACAATATTGAAATACTTCCGCAAGGAATTAAGATTCATAATTTTAAAGCACTACCTGATAAATTAGAGTTGTTTTCTGGAGAATATATCGATAACGTAACCAAAGAAATAAAAAACGTCGATGGACTTAAACGAAGAATTATTGGATTATCTTCATATTTTCGTAGCGCACAAGAAGATTTATTGCCAACATTTACAAAAACCCTATCATTGGATTATTTTGTGGTTAATGTTGAAATGAGCGATTTCCAATTTAAAATTTATGAAAAGGCGCGTGTTGAAGAACGAAAAACCGAAAAACCCAAAAAGGGTAAAGGCGACATTTATGAGGAAGCAGCATCAACATACCGTATTTTTTCACGATTATACTGTAATTTCGTTATGCCTGACCGTCCTCTTCCACGAACACACAACGATGTAAAAGGCAACGATGATGTTTCAAATATGGTTGACGTCTTAAAAGAAACTAAAAAAATAGAAAATAATATTGACGTTAACAATTTATATGAGGGAGAAGTTGAAGGCGATGAACTTATTAACAATTCATCTGATGTCACTTACCAAGATAGAATAGCACAAAAAATACAATATATTAAGGATAACGCGCCCACGTTTTTATCTCCTGAAGGACTTCAAACCTATAGTCCGAAATTTTTACATGTATTGGAAAATATTAAGGACCCCAATTATATTGGATTACATTTAATATATAGTCAATTTAGAACCCTTGAAGGCGTCGGGTTATTTAGTTTAGTATTGGAAGCAAACGGGTTTGCCCGATTTAAAATAAAAAAAACCGGGGTAGATACGTGGGATTTAGATTTTAACGCGGATGAGTTAACTAAACCAAAATACGCGTTATATACTGGAACAGAAACACCTGAAGAAAAGGAAATTATCCGAAATATTTATAATAGTTCTTGGGATGATATTCCAACCAATATTTCAAACAAATTAAAAGAATTTTCTAAAAATAACAATTATGGTGAAGTCATTAAGGTTTTAATGATAACTTCATCAGGTTCCGAAGGTATTAATTTAAGAAATACACGATACGTTCATATTATGGAACCATATTGGCATCCAGTAAGAACCGAACAAGTTATCGGTCGCGCGCGTCGTATATGTAGTCATACCGATTTACCAAAAGAATTACAAACCGTTGTTGTATTTATTTATTTAATGGTTTTTTCAGAAAAACAATTAAAAAGCGATGATGCGATTGAACTTAAACGAAAAGACTTAAGCAAAGGGTTACCTGCCGTTCCGGTAACAAGTGACCAATTATTATTTGAAACATCCACCATAAAAGAGAAATTAAGTAATCAATTAACTAAAATAATTAAAGAAACCTCTTTTGATTGTTCGATTTATCCACACGGAAAAGAAAAGATTTCTTGTATGAATTTTGCGGACCCAGATAGTTCTAAATTTTCGTATGTTCCTGATTATTCGAAACAACAAAGTGATAATACATTAAGAACAAATAAAAGAGACTTTGAATGGGTCGGTAAATCCATAAAAATTAATGGCGTTGAGTATGTTTATCGTATAATAAATAAATCTTTATGGTATATTTATGATTTAGCTAGTTATAAAGAGGCGTTAGAAAATAAAGGATTAAATCCAATACAAATAGGAACCTATGAATTTAACGAAGATGGAACACAAGTATTTAAACAAATCGTGAATTAGGGACCGCATAATTTATCTGTAAGGAATTGAACCATATTTGTTAATACGTATATTTTATTATTTAGGTGTTCAAGAGTTATACTTTCGGTGTTATTAACTATTTCGGGCGTTTTTATCTGTTTCAGTTTTAATAAAATATTATTATTCTGAATTGGTGTAATATCCTCGATTTGGTCGTCGTGCATATAATTGGTTACCGTTGTTGAACCCCAAGAAATGCGTTTATTAAAATCTGTATGTGTTGGTTTTTTTAAAGGAGGCAACTCAATCAAATTATTATTTATAATTGTATTACCCAACTCCTTATTATCTATCTTAATATATTTCAATTCATTTGTTTTATTTAAGGTATCCTTTTCTTTTTTTATAGACGTTTCTGTCGACTTTAAAAAATCAGAATTTAAATTGGGGGAAATATCTTTATTAAATTGCTCAACGTCAAAATTACGTTTAGCAATTGTTTGTTTAATAATCAATTCCATATCTTCTAATGGGTCGTCCAATTTATCGTTAAATTTTGGTGCTGGAGGAACTTTGATTGTGTTATGATTCTCAAAATCGGTTTTTTGTTTCATTAGTTCGGTATCAAACTTATTGATTCTTTCGTTTTTTATATCCTTACTTGTAACTATTTCCTTTTCTTTAAAAAATTCACCTTTTATTTTATTAATAATAACCGAAATAAACATCTTATTAAGTGTCATTAAATCTGCCGAATTGTTTTTTTCTCTATCATAAAAAATAGGTAGAATTGAATTAAATGTCTCTTTGATTTTTTCAATATAATTAAAATTCATTTTTACAATATCTGTGTCGACAATTAATTCCCAAAGTAGTTCAATATTATCATTTAATATAAAATCAGATTTATTCATTTTATATTATTTATCACATACATTATTTTATATACTTTTTAACACATTACAAATTTTCGTTAAAATATAACTTTCGGAATTTCTCCATATACTCATCCTTTAAAATATGGTTTTTTAAATAATATCCGGAAACTTTATCTTCTAACATATGAACTATAAAATAAATAGAATAAATCCCACATTCGGTATTGCCATATTGGTGCTCAACCGGATAATTTTGGTCAAACACCATGGTTTTATTAAGTTGTCGTCCTTGTCTTATTATTTTGTCAACCAACCTTTTTATTTGTTTTGGAATTTTATTGCCGGCACTATCAAAGAAAAATATGGTTCCTTTTTTAATATTTACAAATAAAGAAATCCAATGCTGTCCGGATTTGTAATGTGGGTCTGTATTAAAAATAAACCCTAACTTTGTTTTACCTCTTTTTATTTGGTCTTCCAAATTTATATTACAAATCTCATCCCAAACACATTTGGTTTTGGATGTTTTACTATCAAAATCAATTGGAGATGGACCAAAAAACTCAAAGCATTTATACGCCTTCTCGTATTGTTTCATAACTCTTATAATGTCAACGCTAGATAACCATTCGTTAGGGTTTTTCTTCCATTCCGATGGAGATACAGGAGCAAAATCATCGATAAAATCATTAATCTTATTTGTTGCCACAAAGTTCTGTTTTAACCAACACGATTCTTTATTACATACGTTTTTCATATATTCACTTAATAATTCCCAAATTACTTTCGGTTCATTACTACTGATTAGTTTATCTGGGTGTCTTTTATTCCACAAATCTCTCAACTCAAATAAAGAAGTGTCTGTATAACAACTAAAATCATTTATCTTTTTGACATTTGGTTTTGGACTACATCTTAGTTTAACCATCTTTTTAAAAGTTCCGCCTTTAGATTTAACTTGACGACGGTTTGATTGTCTCCTCTTTTTTCTCGTGTGGTTCATCATAATTATTATCTATATTTTTCTTTTTACGAATACCTTTAATTCTTAAAACGGGGTCCTTTAGATTTATTTCTTTTTGAACTGGTATAAACGGTTCATCTAGTTTTATAATAGTCCTTTTTATAAATTTGTCTAGTGTACACCTTTCATCCTTAGTTTTTTTCATGATTAATTTATTTATTTGTTTCGTCGTATCATCCGGCACGTCCTGTATATCTGGCGTATCTTCTGCCACAATATTAATTTCAGTGTCTATATTCTTGTAATCTTCTTGTAATATGTCCGATTTATCTAAAGTTTTGAAATATTCTACACAATTCTTTACATAAATATCAAAAGCATATTTTATATCCGGAAACAATTCTTGTACATTTTCGTCTGGTGATAACAAATCCTTCGTTAATTGTATTACTCTTTTCCTATAAAAATGTATATCCTTTTTACTTGCTTTCGATAAACGTGGTTTAGATTGTTCTTTAATTTTAAAATAATCAAGAGTCATTTGATTTATAAGTGTGTTGGACATAATATACAATTATATATTAAACCAATAACATATTCCGTATTGGATTATAACCGTAAATATATTCGGCACCTAAATGAAATAACCCGTGAACACCTACTGCTAAAGAAAACAATAACGATAATACAACTGATTGATACGGTTCTATTTTTTTTATCTTTGAATAATTTGTAAATAGTAAAAATAATGAAACCAGAATTAAAAATGCGTTCATCTGGTGTAAATAAAAGGACGGAATACCAAATTCATTTTTCATACTATTATATTACACAACATTATAAGTCATCCTGAATCTGGTTTCTTGTCGCGGTATTAAACAAAGATATGTGGGTGTTTTCGGGGATAGGATTAAATTCATTATATATTTCCTCCTTAAATAATAAACTGTGGGGATTATATCTTGTTGACACACTCGATGGTTTAAAGGAATAATTGTATAGGTCACTTTTACTATTTGGTACATAAACGGATTGGTCGCATTTTTGAAGAGCAAATATTTGTCCTTTTAAATCTGATTCTACATTAACATTAGATGAATAACCAGACCAAGGAGAAGTGGTATTTCCTGGATTAAACACTTTTTCTAAATTATAAGTCGGCATTATTTCCATTTTTACGGAATTTTGTTTTCTAGGGTCAACAATCGGTAAAATAGAATATTTTGTCATTACGGGTCTAACACTAATATAAGGTTGAATTAATTGGGATGGCAGGTTTCTATCATAAATTCGTGAATTTATTTCGTTATTTCGGTGTGATGCTGAAGTCATATATATATAAAATATATTATATATATTGGACTTGAACAATATTAAAATCAAACAAATAGATTTAATAACTAATGTGCGGTATTTTTACTCTTCTTAATTATAGTCAAGTAAATTATGATAAATTTATTAAGTCTCAGTTTATGAAAGGGAAAAACAGGGGACCCGAATTTTCAGATTTACAACACATTTCGATGAATGCTATTTTCGGATTTCATAGATTAGCAATTAACGGACTTGATGACATTTCGAATCAACCGATTACGATTGATAACATTCATTTAATTTGTAATGGCGAAATATACAATTACAGGGAATTATATAAATTAATGGGTGTTACTCCAAAATCAAATTCAGATTGTGAAGTTATTATTCACCTTTATAAAAGATATGGTATTAAACAAACCTTAAAAATGTTAGACGGCGTTTTTGCGTTTGCTCTTTGTGACAATAATCACACAAATTTGGAATCCAATATATATATCGCACGAGACCCTTACGGAATCAGACCACTATACTTTTTAAACAATACTAAAGAAACCGTCCAAGTTATAGGATTTGCTTCTGAATTAAAAATGTTGTCTGATTTCTGTAACCAACACCCAGATGAACTTACAATTTCTCAATTTAAACCAGGAACCTATAGTTCTTTTAATTTAAATAAATCAGCATTAGCAACTTGGACGAATATAAATAATGACAGTTATCACGAACCAGGGTTTTCTTTAAATAGTATGGATATGAATTGGGTTAATCGCGGAATACAAACATACCTTATTCAATCTGTTGAAAAAAGATATTTAACAACTGAGAGACCGATTGCGTGTCTACTTTCAGGAGGATTAGATAGTAGTTTAATAACGGCATTAATAAATGAAATCCACAAAAAAAATACGAATAAACCCTTAGAAACATACAGTATTGGTTTATACGGTTCCGAAGATTTACGGAACGCCAAGATAGTTTCTAAATATATAGGAACCAACCATACTGAAATAATCGTTACCGAACAGGAAATGTTTGATATTATTCCAGAATTAATTTATACGATTGAAAGTTATGACACAACAACTGTAAGAGCAAGTATTGGAAATTACTTATTAGGAAAATATATTTCTAAAAATAGTAACGCAAAGGTAATATTTAATGGTGATGGTTCCGATGAATTGTGCGGCGGATATTTATATATGAACTATTGTTCCGATGTTATTGAATTTGATAAAGAAACACGCCGGTTATTAGCAGATATTTACAATTTTGATGTTTTAAGGTCGGATAAATGTATCTCTTCAAACGGACTTGAACCGAGAACACCATTTTTAGATAGAAGTTTTGTAAATTTTTATCTATCTATACCTCCATCAATCAGATGTCACGCACACAATTCACAAGTTGAAAAATTCTTATTACGAAATGCGTTTTCAATCGATAATTTTAAAAATAGCGATGGAAAACAAATATTACCGGATGAAATCTTATGGAGAAGAAAAGAAGCATTTAGCGATGGGGTAAGTGGTAATTCACGGTCTCTGTATCAGATATTACAGGATTTTATTGTTCCAAAATACCAATCAAATATTAAACCTATTGATGCCGAAAAACAATACTATAAATCTCTGTTTTCACAACATTACCCGAACTCATTAAATATAATACCTTATTATTGGATGCCGAAATATACAAATACAGATGACCCTAGTGCCAGAACGTTAACTACCTATAATAAATAATAAATAATAAAATATATATATTATTATATATGAAATTTACGTTTTCTTCATTACAGGAATATTCATTTTTAATATTTATTTTTTTATCATATTTATTATTAAGTTTATCTATATTGAAATTGTCGACAAATGCCGACAAATATTCATTAATTTTAGATTATTACGTCAAAATATACATATGTTTATACTTAATAATTAAATTTAATCCGTTCGTAAAAACGGAATTTACAAATCATGACCGTAGAGTTGCTTTCAGTTCAGGGTTATTTTTATTATCTACCACCGTAATTTATAAATTATTAATGAATTTTTCGAAAATTAACTTATTTTTTTTTAAAAAACATGAGTAAATGATAAATAACTTGTTTAGATATTATTTTATCAAGGTCATACTCGTTTTTATTTTTTAATTCGAGTTTGTATTTACCCATATTTATAATTATTTTTTCGTTAATATCTTCGTTTATACCGACCCCCAGATAAAAATCACTATGATTAAACCGACTTATTATATCGTGAATTTTCAAATTATAAATGTATGGTTTTATATTTAAATAATATACATTCTTATTTTTCATTTTTTTGTGATAAGTATCATCTATAAAAAAAATCGGTGTGTTCTCGTCAATATTACTACACTTTATAAAATCGGTTATTGTTTTTTCGTGAGTAGTTCTCCCAGGTTCGATTTGTATACCGTTAATTTTAAACGCATAAATTATCTTATCAAATAGTTTTACTTTTAATTTATATTCAAAATAAAACACTATATTGGTTACCCAATTCTCGGGTCTTTGATTATTCGTATAAATCATTACTTTATTACATATTTTCTTTTGTTTCTGATATTTTAAGTAATTCAAAATAGTAAGTATATTAGGTCTTATAAATTCTGGGAATAAATCTAATAATACGACGAAATCGTTTTGGTTTAATGAATAATTTTTATTTATTAATAAATAATTATTCAGACAATCATAAAAAATACTAAATTGTAAAAAATACCCTAGAGTTTCGTCTAAGTCAAAAATTACAATCATCCCTTAAATAAACGTATATTATAAAAAACAACAATAAAAAAATTTTAATCTGTATTTAAATTAATAATGTCTACGAAACTAACCAATAAAGATTATATTAAAATTTTAAATTATTATAATATTTCTATTCCAGCAAACAATAAATTATTACGCAAAAAAGCAACAAAAATACTTGCCAATAAACTTTGTAAATGTATAAAAAGAGTTAGTCCAAAAAATGAAGCAAGGTCTATCGGAATATGTACAAAAACCATAATTAACAATAAAGGATACACTCGAGGAGTATTTAAATGTAAAGGAAAACAAAACATAACGTTGAAGCGTAAATTATCCAAAAGTTAAATATTAATAGTATTTTAATATGGAAAAAATAGACCGAATTTATTATATCAATTTAGAAAGAAGAAAAGATAGAAACGAACATTTCATAAATCAATGCCTTAAACATAATTTACCGTTTGATAAAATCGAACGATTTATTGCGCTAGACGCATTAACATACCAGTTTACAAATGCCGAAAATGAGATGTTCAGAGATGCCGATTTTAAAAATAGAAGTTTTGAAAAAAGTATTATGGGTAACCAACTCAGTCATTATTACATTTTGTGTGACATTATAAAAAATAATTATAAAAATGTTATCATATTTCAAGATGATGTTATGCTAAAAGACGATTTTTTACTATATTTTGACAGAATTATGGATAATATTCCAAAAGATGCCGAAATAGTTAATTTTGCTTTACACAAATATGCGGCATATACTAAATTTGTCCCTTGGGATTTACAAAATAATACATATTATTCTGATGAAGACATTACTTTTCAAAGTGTCAACAATTATATTTGTAAAATGAATACCAAATATAATCCTTGTTCTCTGGCATACGTTGTAACACTACAAGGCGCCATTAATTTTGTGAATTATTTTAATAATATTGGATTTCTAAGAGCAACTGATTATAACTACAACGTTTATTTACTAAGTAAAGATATTTATTACGCATCCAAAATAGTATTAGCAACCAGTAATATTAATTTTAAAAGTGATGTTTTTGAAAAGGGAGATAAAATGTTTGAGGACGAAATATTATTATACAACGAATAACTTAATAGCAAGATTCGTTTGTTGCTGGGAATAAATCTGGGAAAACTGGGAAATCTGGGGAATCTGATGTTACTTCTGGTGTTACTTCTGGTGTTACTTCTGGTGTTACTTCTGGTGTTACTTCTGGTGTTACTTCTGGTGTTACTTCTGGAGTTAGTGTAAAACCTAATTTACTGGCAATAAGAGTTCCAACATACTCGTCGTTTCCTCCCCAATTATTATAATCATCGCCACTAAGTGTCATGGGAAACGAAGATAAATAATTATTATTTTCGTCAAATAAAACAATACCTAAACTAGCAGAAGAAAACAAAGTAATGCTATTTACATCGACTCTAAAGGATGCGACGGTTTGAGTTGTTACTCGGTCTTGTGGAATAATGGAAAACAAACTACTCATATATTTTGATAATATATTTTAATTTTCTAAATAATCCATTGCGTTTAATAAAACGGTTTCTTGGTTTGTTAGTTTTTGAAATATTAAGTATTCGTCCATTTTTAATTGGAAATGCTTATTCGTAAAACCTTTACATATTAAATAAACCCCATTATCTGTTATTTTTATATTACAGAATACCGCACCTCTGGATAATACTAAATTTTCTGGATTATTTAAACATATCCATTTCAAATAAGTTCCATATTTCAAAACGTTTATTTCATCCACATAAATATACGTTTTTAATTTTATTAAATATTCCTTCAATGTATCTCTGCTCAAATTCAACTCTTTTAATATTTCTAAATTTATTTTATTTAATTTATTACTCGTATAGTTAAATATCAATTCGTTTTGTTCGTTATCTAACGCCTTTAATAATTTATTTACGTCCATTATAATATAAATTATTAATTATTTATTTAAACCGTTTACCATGAACCAAAACTACTAAATGCTCCGCCTAACACATCACTTGCCGCCATAATATTGTCACCATTCGAAAAATTCTCATCAGTAGGAGAAGACGCACCTATTAACGGGGTTTGTTCTTGCTTATACATATTGTTATAATTTGGCATTTGAACCACGTTGTCGTTATTTGGTGAATAGTTCGTGTTATTACTGGGTAATTGGTTTATTGCGGTTCCATCATTGTAAGTTTGTTGTTTTTCTTGAGAGATAGGTTGTGAGACCTTTACTACTGGTTTACCTGTTTTTTGGTTATTATCTTTTTTACCTTCCCATAATTCAACAATTCTATCCGTTATAATACTTATCTTGTCCCCCAATTTTGTCTGGAGACTCATAGTAATCATCAAAACAGCTAAAATTATAAAAATAATATTAAATTCCGGATATAACATACCACTATATGTCGGAATATAAGTAACCATACGATGAACAAGTAATAATCCAATAAATATACAAATAATTTGAATTACAACTTCTGCTAAAATTTCAAAACTGCCCTTTTGGTCATCTGCTTCGGGAACATATTTCTGCATCGATTTATTTAAAATTACAATTGGGATAATTGAAATTATAGAGTATTGAATAACATTTAACATATCCGATTTGGAGTCTTCGTCGAAATTTAAAACGTGTTTAAAAAATCCTGTTGCCGATTTTGTTGTATTATCTAAACTTTCCATATGAAGTATAAAAAGAAATTAAAAATTTGGTTAAGCAAATAAATTAACATTTTAGCAATTTATCATTGAAATAAATATGGAGTTGCGCGTAAGTTATTCAAAAACAATATATTTAATATAATTAATGAAAAGTAGAGCAGTATCAACATCAAGAAGACCTCCAGAAAATATGCAACGCCAACCACAACAAAATCAACGCCAACAACCACCACAAAATATGCAACGCCAACCACAACAAAATCAACGCCAGCAACCACAAACACAAGAAAAACCCAAAATATCTATTTCGGACGCTATCGGGTTAACAACCATCCGATTATCCAAATTAGAACAATTTATCAGTAAATTACAAGAAAACGGTGATTATTCAACTATAAGTCCATTTAGTGATAATGCCAACACAACCAACGGAAATTCAGACGTTTTTGAAATTATAAATACTAGGTTGAATAGTCTAGAACAACTAAAAATACACGAAAGATTATTAAAGTGTGAAACCGATTTAACAGATACAAAGGATTTGTTAATAAAGTTGGTTCTTAAACACGAAAAATTGTCTTCCGACATAAATTCAAAATTAACGGACCTTATACAAATGGTAACATCACACGATAACTACATTTTAGAACAACAATCCTTTATGTTAGAACAACACCCCGAAGTGAATGAACCTGAACAACCTGAAGAAACCGAAATATTCAACCAAGAAACGAATGTTTTAGAAAATTAAACAAATAATGTGTAATATAATATAAAAATGAATATTATATTATTATAGAATGTCATCATGTCATATACAACAACATACAGAACAACCGTCGGAAAAGAACGAACACTTTTTCAAAGTATTAAACGGGTTATGTTATATAAATTTAGATGAAGAAATAATATTAAATTACGACTGTTTTAAACATATAGGGAATTCAACCACCTATTATATTGTAATGAAACATATTATTGATGTTTTTGAAACGTGTTTAATGAAACGACAAACATTAAACGTACATCTATACATAAAATCAATCACTTTAAGCGAATTGGATAAGCATTTAAATTTCATTAAATTTTTTGCTGAAACACTGAAAAACAAATTTCCGGATAAATTAGAAAAATGTTTTATTTATGATGCTTCATTTATGTTTGCGCAACTCTACAACATTATATCGTGTTTTATAGACAAAAATACACAACACAAAATCCAAATTATTAAAAACTCGTCATAGTTTTTAAATTTTAGTATTGTTTGTATTTAATACTCTAATGAAAATAATAATCAGTTTTTTCGTCTTTTGTTTAATATTATTTGTTTATTTACACATACAATTCCATTTAAAAACATCGGATGATTTGGAAATGTATGAGTTTGACACCGCATCAAAGGATAAATTTGAAGAAATCTGCGATATTAGACAACCCGTATTATTCGACTTTGAAAATAATAAAATAATGGAAACAACTAACAAAACATACCTACACGATAATTATAGCGCGTTCGAAATAAAAATACGTAATAATAACGACAACGATACAAACACAGAATTGTTTATACCACTTCATATTCGTTCGGCAGTCAAATTATTTGATGAAGATAAAACATCCGGATATTACTCCGAAAACAATAACGAGTTTTTACAAGAATCCGGAGTTATTAAAAATATGAGATATTACGACGAATATTTACGCCCTTATATGGTTTCTAATTGCGAATACGATATTATACTTGGAAGTAATAACTGTTTCACTCCATTTAGGTATGAAATCAATTATAGAAATTTCTTCTTGTTGACACAAGGATCCGCAACCATTAAATTATCTCCTCCCAAAAGCACGCGGTATTTATATCCAAAATACGACTATGATAATTTTGAATTTAATTCACCAATTAATCCTTGGAACGTTCAACCTCAATATACTGCCGATTTTGATAAGATTAAGTGTCTTGAAATAACGCTTCAACCAGGCAAAACAATCTGTATACCTGCTTTTTGGTGGTATAGTATCAAATTAGGAAACAACACAAGTATATCTTGTTTTAGGTATCGCACCTATATGAATAATATCGCGATTGCTCCATATTTTGGAATGCATCTTCTACAAATACAAAACGTAAAAAGAGACATGACCAAAAAAGTAAATATTAACCTACCCCCTATAGAACCTGAAATTGAACCAACCACTAATGAAAATACAAACGAACCGCCCGTGGTAACAGACCCTGAACCATCAAACTTATTTAATTAAAATGTGTTAAATAGTTCCCCGTTAATAATCATATAAATGTTGACAACTAAACCTTCAATGGATGGAACACCAATACCAGGAATTTTAATATTAAAGGATAACAAAACATACGGACGACACAAAACTAACGGAAAACTCATGTATAAATGTGTACCGGATGATAAAACACTACCTATATTTTTAGTTCATTATGAATTTAAAAATGTAGGATTTTCCAAAAGGTTTAATAATTTATATGTCATATTCATATATTCAAACTGGGATAATAAACATCCATATGGAATTATTCAACATACGATCGGAGATGTTGACAACTTGTCCAATTTTTACGAGTATCAACTTCATTGTAAACAATTGAACTTTTCTCTAAAGAATTTTACAAAGGATACCAAAAACGCTAACAATGAAAACATCATTCACGATATCATTCATAAATATCCAACTATAGAAAACCGAACTAAAGAATGGAATATTTTCACGATTGACCCGGAAAATTGCACGGATTTCGATGATGCGTTTAGTATTAAACAAATCACAAATGAAATCACTCAATTAAGCGTTTATATATCTAATGTCTCTATTTTAATAGACACCCTTGATTTATGGAATTCGTTTTCAAGACGAATATCCACCATTTATCTTCCAGATAAAAAAATACCGATGTTACCCTCAATATTATCGGATGGATTGTGTAGTCTTAAAGAAAACGAAACCCGCGTATCTTTAGTTATGGATATTTTTATTGAAAACAACGCCGTAATTAACATTGCTTATAGTAATTGTCTCATTAAAGTGAGCAAGAATTACATTTATGAAGAACCCGCATTATTAAATAACCCGCATTATAAACACTTATTACAATTCACCCATATTTTATCAAACAACCATAAATATATTCATAAATTAACAGATAGTCACGAAATCGTATCTTATCTTATGATTCTTATGAATTACAATTGCGCGCTCGAAATGACTAAACATAACAACGGGATATTTAGAATAACCACCACAACCATTACAGAAACAAACCTTCCCGAAAATATTCGTAATATTGTTTATCCATATAGCAACGTTTCGGGTAAATATAGTTGCGATAACATGAAACATCAAACCTTAGACTTAGACGCATATATTCACATTACAAGTCCAATTAGAAGAATTGTGGATTTATTAAACAGTATTCAGTTTCAAAAAAATAATAATATTGTTTTATCTGACAACGCATACATTTTTTTAAATAAGTGGATGAATGAATTGGAATATATTAATACAACTATGCGGTCTATTCGTAAAGTCCAAAACGAATGTTCCCTGCTAAATTTATATATGAATACGCCTGAAATCACGAATAAAATATATGAGGGATATGTTTATGAACGAAAACATAAAAACGAAACATTATTCAAATTTATGGTATATTTACCAGAACTTAAACTTTACAGCACTTTCAGTTTAAGTGAAGATTTGGAGATTTACACAAAACATACCTTTAAATTATTTTTATTTAATGATTCTGAAACATTCAAGCAAAAAATTAGACTACAACGCAACACAAGTGAGAGTGATATAACAATATGAAACCAATTTAAACATTATTGTGTATATTGTCTATCGTTATTATTGTTATCGAATGGTAAAGGTTTGCTCAGATAATTATCCAACAACAAACGAAGAAATATATAAACCACATTTTGAAAAATACTCATTTCCATTAAGTAATTTTCAAAAATACGCGATTGAGGGAATCGTTAACGGAAACCATACTTTAGTATGTGCTCCTACTGGAAGCGGAAAAACACTTGTTGCCGACTTTTCCATCGATTATTTCGTCTCTTTAGGAAAAAAAGTTATTTATACCAGTCCCATTAAAGCATTATCTAACCAAAAATTCTACGAATTTACACAAAAATATCCCCATATATCTTTCGGGATATTAACAGGAGATATTAAAACAAACCCTGAAGCCGACGTTCTTATTATGACATCGGAAATATTATTAAACCAAATGTATTACAACAACTCCTTAAACAAGAATCCAGATACAAACTCATCCATGTCCTTTAATATAGATATCGAGAAAGATGTCGGTTGCGTAATCATGGACGAAGTTCATTATATCAATGATAAGGATAGAGGACACGTATGGGAAGAAACTATTATTATATTACCAGAACAAATTCAAATGGTTATGCTTTCAGCAACACTCGATAAACCCAAAAAATTTGCGTTATGGTGCGAAACAAGACATAATACAACCAAAGAGGTTTATTTAGCAACCGAAACAATACGAAATGTCCCTTTAACTCATTACAGTTTTATAACCACTAATAACGGGATTTTTAAAGCAATAAAGGATAAGTCTCAACAAGATGAAATACGGTCACTCACGAATAAACCGTTTGTGATTCAATCCAGCAAGGGAGAATTTAACGAGACCCATTATTTTAAAATGACGAAAATGCTTAAATTATTCAGTGATAAAAACATATACGTAAAACGCCAACACGTTCTAAATCAAGTAACCCAACATATGGTTGAAAATAACATGTTACCCGCATTATGTTTCGTTTTATCGAGAAAAACAATTGAAATATGTGCCAAAGAAGTAACCACCGTTTTATTGGAAGATGATTCTAAAGTGCCTTATATTATTCAAAGAGAGTGCGAACAAATATTACGGAAACTCCCTAATTATAAAGAATACTTGGAATTACCCGAATATATAAATATGGTTTCCTTATTAGAAAAAGGAATTGCGATTCATCACGCGGGTGTTATGCCTATATTACGAGAAATGGTTGAGTTGCTTTATTCTAAAGGATACATTAAACTCTTATTCGCGACGGAAACGTTCTCAATAGGACTAAATATGCCTACCAAAACAGTTATTTTCACAGACATTAATAAATATGACGGACACGTCTCTCGGTTTTTCCATTCTCACGAATATACTCAAATGGCAGGAAGAGCAGGACGTAGAGGAATCGATACTGTCGGTCACGTGATACATCTTAATAACATTTTTAAAAATGTGGATTTAGTAAACTATAAATTAATGATGAAGGGACAACCTCAAGTATTAGTTTCCAAATTTAAAATCTCGTATAATTTGTTGTTAAATTTGGTCGATTTACATAACAACGACACAAATAAAGAATTATTTATTTTGGAATTTACCAAAAAAAGTATGATTCAACAAGACATCAACCAAGAATTAAACGAAATACAAACAAAAATAAATAATGTTAAACTCGAATTGAATAAGTTTGAAGAAGTCATCCACTGTTTAAAAACGCCGGTATCCACCATCAACGAATACTTAAAATTAAATTCGGAAATACCCAAGTTAATTAATAAAAAAAAAAGAGAACACGAAAAACAAATCCAAAACATACTGAACGATTACAAATTCGTTGATTCCGATAAATTGACCATTCAGAAATATAACGAAAAAACGCGCCAATATAATCAACTAGTGGATGACCTTGATAACCAAAAATATGTGATATATAACCAATTTAAATTTATCATCGATTTTTTAATTCAGCAGGGGTTTATACTTCAAGATTATAAACTAACACCTAAAGGAATTGTTGCTTCTCAAATAAAAGAAATACATTGTCTCACCTTCTCATCGCTTATTCTAGAAAATAAAATGTCCGCATTATCACCCAAACAACTTATTTGTGTTTTTAGTTGTTTCACGAACGTGTTGATTTCCGAAGATTTAAAAGCATATAATCCAACTTCAAACGATAAACTCGTTTTAAATCTAATAACCGAAATCAACACAAGTTATCAGTTTTATGTCGACACCGAATCCAAAAACCAAATAAATACAGGGACCGATTATAACATACATTTTGATTTACTTCAATATGTTGACAAGTGGTGTGATTGCGAAAACATCCAAGATTGTAAATTGTTCATTCAATTATTAAAGTCCGAAAAAGATATTAGCACCGGCGATTTTGTAAAGGCGTTGTTAAAAATAAATAATATTTCTGCCGAAATGGAACGGGTTGCCGAACAAAATAACGATATGGGGTTTTTACAGAATTTACGCGAAATACCCAAACTCACTTTAAAATATATAGCATCTAATCAATCCCTCTATATTTAATTACTATACATATATATATATGAAACCAATAATTAACGTTTTTATAGCAAATCTATTATTTTTAATTATTTTTGCGAATATATATATCAAAATAAAAGACCAGTTTATTCATAACACCGAGAACAGAGTTTCAAATATAGATTGCTGGTTATTTAGTTCTTCTATTCAATCTGGGTGTGGGTTTACATACATTACACCAACAACACATTTAAGTAAATCAATTGCTATGGCACAATTGTTAGTCCTCATTAGCAGTAACATAATTCCAATAATTATTTATTTAGCATAATTTATAGCATAATTTAATAAAAACATATTTAATTAAAACATATATAATTACAACATATTAAATAAATAGAATTAAAATAACTAATGAATCCTATTTATTTATTCTGGACTGAAGACAATCCGTTATCCGAAAATAGACTTAATTGTTTAAGACAAATAAAAGAAGAAACCAAATGCGACATTAAATTAGTTACACGACAAAACTTGTCGGAATATATTTTAAAAGAACACCCTTTACACGAAGGATACCAATATTTAAGCGCAACGCATAAAGCCGATTATTTAAGAACCTACTTTATGCATTTTCACGGTGGGGGATATGCCGACATAAAATTTCAATCTGGTTCATGGGTCGAATCTTTTGAAATACTTAAAAACAGCGATAAATGGATGGTTGGATATCCCGAAATTGCCGGAGGAGTGGTGTATCCTCCATTGGTTAACTCATATAATGAATTGACCGGAAACGGTGCGTATATTTTTAAACCTCTAACCCCGTTGACTCTAGAATGGTATTGTGAAATGATTCATATAATGGATACAAAATTGGAAAACTTAAAACTCCATCCCGCGAAATACCCTCGCGATTGTTCTGAAGACCTCAATAGTAATTACCCAATTGGATGGGTTGAACTATTAGGTAATGTTTTTCATAAAATCTGCTATAAATATAAAGACAAACTAATTAGAACATTACCCATTCCAATTTTTATTATCTATAATTGAAATCTCGTATTATTATTTAAACACACACAACATATTTATTGAGATGACTATTATTTTCAATAAATATAAATTACTCGATAAAATCGGACACGGTTCTTACGGAGAAATATACAAAGGCATTAATATTCGAACACAAGAATACGTCGCAATCAAAATCGAAAATATACAACACGGAAAACGACTCCTCAAAAATGAAGCAATTATTTATAAATATTTAAATAATTGTAAAGGAATACCCACTATTAAATGGTTCGGTGTTGACACACAAAACAATTATATGATTATCAATTTATTGGGGCATACTTTGGAATACTTAAAACAACGACAACCAAGTAATACCTTTAATTTCAGTTTAATACTTAAAATAGGCATACAAATACTCGAATTGTTACAATTGATACATACCAAAGGATTCATTCACCGAGATATTAAACCGGACAACTTTTTATTTGGATTAAACCAATCATCAAACACTATTTATATTATTGATTTCGGGTTCTGTAAAACATACCTTACACATTTAAACACCCATATTAAAATAAAAAAACTATCGGGATTAATCGGAACTCCTAACTACGCAAGCATAAATTCACATAATTTTATGGAATTGAGTCGTAGAGATGACCTCGAATCATTAGGGTATATATTATTATATTTTTTATGGGGTAATTTACCTTGGTTTGCGGTTTCGGACAACGATGCCATTAAACAAATGAAAACGGATACGATTGTTTCCGGAAATCTTCCGACTTTTTTTAAGACATATTTTAATTACGTTACCAACTTACAATTTATAGAAACCCCTCATTATAAAATGCTATTGGAATTATTTATCCAAGAATTAAAAAATTGAACGCATTTTATCTGTAATTTCATATATAACAAAACAAAAAGAAATAAATGACGCAATTTTACAACGATATTAAAAATATTTACTCTTTACGTGACTGGATTAACCCGGAACTATTAGATTGGGAAGCATTATCCGCGAACCCACACGCAATAACAATGTTGGAACAAAACATGGAACTAATAGACTGGCGCGCATTATCGGGAAACCCTAATGCTACCCATATACTAAAACAAAACCCGGATAAAATTCACTGGGCAAGTTTATCCGGGAACACAGATTCTCGTGCCATATTATTATTGGAACAAAATCCGGATAAAATAAACTGGTATATATTATCCGGAAACGAATCATACAAGGCAGTCGAACTCTTAAAAAAAAATCCTCATCGGTGTAATATTTATATGTTATCGAAAAACCCAACTGCTCGAGAAATGATTGAGTCGTGTAACAAATCCGACCCTACGTCTGAGTTCTCGAAACTTTGGTATAGATTAGAAACAAGGGTAGAAGAGTTTGAAGATTTCGAAAAGTTAGAAAAGTTAGAAGATTTGGATTTAGATTCCTTGAACTGGATGAAGTTATCCATAAACCCGAAAGCAGTACGATTATTACGAAAATATCCGGAACGAATAGATATGTTCTGGTTTGCCTCAAACCCTTTGTGTGAAGTGTTGTTGAGTGAGTTGTTGTGTGATATAGAAAAAAGAGGATGTTATTTATTGTCGTCGAATGTGAACGCGAGCGCGTTATTACGCGAAAACGCAGAAAATATAGAATGGTCGTTATTT